AGCCACTTCATTTCTTCCGGTTTCACGCCAGGCGCTTTTTGCAACATGGCAAGCATCTGCTCGCCTGTGCCTTTACCCTGCTTCATGTCCAGAGCGGCGCGCGCCACGCCGGAATAGAAGCCATCCAGGCCGGCCACCTTCTCTTGGTCGCGCAAACTGAAAAGCCGCCCTTGGTCGCCCTTGCCTACCGGGGGTCGCCAGGCTGGGGGTGGGCTTTGCGGTGCGCTATTGCCTTGCGCAGCATCTGGATTGACGTTCGCGTCACCACGTCGTTGCTCCGCAATGCTTCGAGCATCCGCAACGATGCGAGCAAGTCCTTCATCGGGGCGAAAGGACTGGGTAAGTCTATCATTTGAGACGGCATTTGTCAGTTTTCCCGCTATTTCCTGTGTGATTTTGGCGATTTCTTCCGGCATTGTCCATGAGGACGTGTAATCAATGACGTGCCCGGCATCCAAAATACGGGCCAGCACATCATTGTAATAGCGGTTCGCCGCAGCATAAGTGATGCGCTTGGATTGGGCGGCGGCATCAAGCGCGCCCCTCACTGCGCGCTCGGTCCCGAGAAAGGCGCGCACAATTAAAGCCTGATCGCGCGCCAATCCGTTCCGCTCTGTCCACATACTACCAAGTTTTGCGCCAAACAAATTTCCATCGTGAGCGTGCGCAATCACATAGGACAAGCCTGGGTGCGCCAACTGCGTTATGTCTTGATAAGAAAGCGGCATGCTGTTTGGGTGGTTATGTTGCACCACAAACGCATTGCGTGGGTCGGCTAAAGCTATTACCATTTCCGAAGTGGGGGTCACATACGTCTGTGATCCCGTGCTCTGGTGCGTAATTTCGTCGGCCATCGGATCGTAAAGCCGCAGCGCCTCGCGCCCGTTGGCCTTGCCCCATTTGATCAATTCCGCCGCAGTGTCATGCGCTGGTTGTCCAAACGACGTGGCCCGCGGCGCAAACAGCCCCTCATCCGCCGCTTTTTGCTCGCCGCGCCCGGTCAGCCCGCGTTGCGCATCCCGCGCCGCCTGCGCCTGCACCGCCGCGTCCTGCCGGCCAAACAGCGCACCCTGGCCGGCTTTTTCCAGCGCCGCCTTGTCACTTATCAGCGGTTCGCGCTTGGCGTAGAGCATTTCGGGTTTTACCGCTGGCCCGGCCTCGGGCGCCACGCGCTCACCCGTCCGTTTGCCGGAGAGGATCGAGTTGAACACGTCATCGGCGGTTTTGAAGCCCTGGCCGCGCAGTCCGGACCCCAGCGACCGCACGAAATTCATCATACGGTCGGCAATGCGCGTGATGTAGCCAGGTTGCGCATTGGCCCGGTTCACCGCTTCCTCGGCCAGCCGCGCTATCGCTTCCTCATGCACGGTCGCCGCATCGGTGCCATACAGCCGTTCGGTGCGGGCCCGGTTATCGCCCTGCCGCAGCCATTTTTCGGCCGCCCGGTCCAACGCCGCCCGCTCGCCCGGCTTCAACAGCCCCAGCGCCGGGTCGCGCAGTGCATGCACAATTTCGTGGAAAAACTTGGCCGGTATGTCGCTTGGGTCCGTGTCCAGCGCAAACTTGAGCAGCTCAGCCGCATAGGAGCCGTCCGCCGTGCCATCGTTCAGCCGCTCGAACAGCTTGAGCGTGACGGATTTCGGCACACCGGCCAAGCGCATCACATGCTCGGCCACCGCCTGAAATGCAGGGAAATGCGCGGGCGTGTCGGCCGCGCCAGCGCCAGCCGCACCTTGGCGGTTTGAGAGAAGCCCTGGCCCCTCTACTCCCGGCGCTGCTGCGCCATCCGCGCCAGCCGCGCCCGCCTGTCCTGCTCGTTCGTTATCAGCGCCGTGTTCCAAGCCCGCGCCCGCTCCGCTTCGGACAAGTGCCCTGGCTTTGGCGAGGAAGTCGGCGCTGGCGCCGCGGACTTGCTTGCCGCTGGCAACGTCACGGGCTGCTGCACTGAGGGCGTCGCTGAGGGGTCCGCGAGTGGTGGCGCCGCGTTGGAGGGTGTCGATAAGCCGCTCATTCTCGGTCTGGCCCTTCTGGTTTGCTTCGGTGTCCAGCGTGTTGCCCGCGGCCGCCAACGTGTCCTCGCCGGCCACCGCCGACTGAAACACTTTCTTGTTGCCGCGCAGCGTTTGCAACGCCTGCCCCAGCACCTTGGCGCGCTCGGGAAACAGCGATTGCGCAAAAGCCTGGCTGCCGAACATATCCTCCTGCGTGCCGTCCAGGAAGCCACTGTTTTTCACATCCTGCACAAGCAGCCGCGCCTGTTCGGCGTTTGCCGGCTCAGCCTGGTGCAATATCTGGATCGCTGCCATTTGCTGTGCGGGGTCAGATATGGCGCGCCCCACTTCGGCGGCATACGGCGCCGGCACCACGCCATTGACCACCGCGCCGAATGCGTCATCAGACAGCTTCGCCAAGCCCTGGCCCTGCTGCACCAACGCCGACTTGGGCGGCAGTTCGGGCAGCGTAAACCCTTCCACCGGCGGCGCGCGCAGCACCTTCGCCGCATCTAAGGCGGTGCCGCTGCCCTGTGCGATGTTACGATAAGCGCCCATCGCCCGCATGGCTTCCGGCGTGTATCCGTCCGCAGCGTCGTATATGCGCGCCGGAATTTGCACGTCGGGTTGCCCAGCAGCCTCGGCGCGCTTGGCGAGGTCCGTGCGTTGGTGCCCGTTCACCACATAGAGTTTGCCGTCCGTGTCGCGGTATGCGTCGATGGGGTCCGCCAGCGCCGGCTCCCATTGCTTCACGCCGGCCAGCGCGCCGGTTACGCCCGTGTCAGGGTCGGATTCCTTGTACTGAAATCGCTTGGGGTCGAGCGTAAGATCGCCGGGGCGCAGCATGGCGTAGGGGTTTGGCGCCCCCGTTTCATTTGGCGGGGCAGGCGGGGCGGCATTTAATTCCGGCGCAACATTCGGAATATTGGGTGCGGTTTCGGGCGCCGTATTCGGCATTTCGTGCGCACCGTTTGCGCCAGTTTCTTGCGCTGCCTGCCCTATGTGGGCTGGCGCAGCGGGTGGGGGCGCACCTGCACCACCTGCACCCGGCGGTGGGGGCGCACCTGCACCACCTGCACCCGGCGGCGCGGGCGCAGCCGCATTTGCGTCCGGTGGTGGCGGTGCGTCGGCTGGCCGGCCGGCCGCAATGTTGCCCAGCACGTTCAACCCATCGATCAGGGGCTGCGTCTTCGGCATGAGAGCATCGGCGCTCGACTTGGCGGCGATGCCGGCCGCCCGCACGATCAACCCCGCCAGAAACCCTTCTTTCCCGGCATCCATAACGCCAGCCGTGAGCGGCCGCGCCGGGTCATAGGTTTGGCTGGCAATGTAATTGCTGGCGAAATTGGATGCCGCATTGGCCGATCCGAACTCCACCCCATGCAAGCCCAGGTTCCAAAGCGTTTTCGCAAAGCCATCGCGAATGGGCGCGGGAACGGCAGAAAGCAGTCTTCCGACAGGCAGCGCCATCATGCCAGATTGCACCAAACCATTTGTAGAGGCGGCCTGGTCCGCCTGCTCCGGTGTCGCGCCTTTGCTGATGGCGTCCTTATAGGTGCTATCATACGACTGCGCGAATATTTGTGGCGCAATTACTGCCGCTGACGCCAGCGGGCCGCCAACTGCACCGGCCACCAAACCTGTCGCAGCCGTAGCACCCACATTTCCAACCGTGCCCAGAACTTTGGTTTGCCACCCTTCGTTGGCTTTATCCACCGGAAAGGTGCGCGTTCCGAAATCCGAAACGGCCTGGCCGGTTTCCTGGCCTGGCGCGGCCGGGGGCTTCGCAAGATATTGCTCCAGGTTTGCTTTGGCCTGCCGCAAATCGTCGGGCGACATGGCCGCATAGCCCGCCTGTTCGGCAAACACCGGCTCATTGCCGGTTGAACCGATTGGGGGCGCCGGCATATCCTGGCCGCCTAGAATACGGTTTATCGTATCAAGCTTTTGCCGCGCATCAGACAGGCGTTCCTGCGCAACCTTTTGGCCCGCGCCCTGGATACTCGATCCGACACCGCCAATGACACCAGATGCGAGAGCGTTTTCATCCGCCGTCAGTTGGCTTTGCTTGCCGTCACGATCCAGCGCCATGGGATCATTATCGCTTCCCTCATCGCGCTTTGCCGGCGGCTCGTCCGTCTCAGTGGTGGCATCGGGCCGCCTTGCCAGGGGCGCGGCGGCCCACCACTGATCGCTACCGCTCGACGGTTTCGCCGGCGCGGCAGACTGCTGCACCAACGGCGCGGCTGACCACCACTGATCGTCGGGTGGCATTACGGCTTGATCCGCAATTGGCCCTTAGGGTCATAGAACTGCGTGCCGGATGGCAGCGCGTTATACTCCTGAGCACTTTGCGGCCGAGCAATCTGCGGCTGACCACCGCCCACGCCTTGCTGGCCCTGCGTTGATGCGGGCGCCCCCAGGCCGGGCGACGGAACCGCCCCGTAAATCTTCTTGTAACTGTCGATTGCCTGTGCGTTCGCATCACCTTCCGTAATCGGACGACCTGCGGCGGACGCATTGAACAATGCGGCATTGCGCATTTTGACCACTTCGGTCTGCTGCTGCGCGTTCAATCTCAAACCAGCAATTTGCAACTGTTGAGCAAGCGCCGCCTCACGATCTCCATGCTGCAAATCGGCCGCATGATTCCGCGCATCAGCAGCCGCTTTTGCCGCGTCAACCTTTGCATCGGCACTGGTCTGCGCCGCGGGCAGCGCATACACCGCATCCGTATAAGGTTTGCCGTTCGCGTCCACCTGAATGGGCTGCCCCGGCTTCGGGTATGCATACCGGTAGATCATGGCGCCGTTCGCATCGGTGCCCATCGGCAACAGCGCATTGCCATCACGGTCCGCCTGCTGCTGCGCAATGCCCAGCCGCGCGCCCTCGATACCCGTCCGCGCGGCATCGTTTTTCAACATGCCGGCCTGGTATTGCGCCTCAGCCGTCGCACGCTGCGCCGCCGTGCTTTCGTCCGCCTGATTGTGCCGGCTCGTCTCGTTCAATATCGCAGCGTCATGGCCCAACTGGTCTTTGTGCCACTGCACTTCGTCAGCCATTCTTGCGGCTTCTTGTTTCAGGCTCACAGCCTTTTGCTGCTGCTCCTGATACTGCTGGTCTTCCTTGCCGTACATGCCCAGGCCCGCTTCCACGCCCTCCGCAATGTTGCGTATGGCGTGCGTGTGGTTGCCCAGCACCGAGGCGGCAATGCCCATCAGCGCCGGCATCCACAGGTTTGGCTTCTCTGGCGTGTAGCTGTCCGCCGCCGGTTGCGCGGCACTCGGCGGCGCCGGCGTGGGGGGCGTGGCCGGCGTCACAATTCCGGCCGGCGCGTTGGTCGGATCGGGCGATGCATTGAGTGCGGCGGTATTGTCCGCCGACGTGCCGGCGCCACCCCATACGCTCGTATCGTCGGCTGGGCCACCACCGGCCAGGCGATTGCGGAACGGCACCACGATGCCGCCGCTGCGCAGCCCGAACGGCGATGTGGCGGGCGGCGTTGCCATTGGCCGGGTGCTGAACGGATTTGCGCCAGCCGCGCTTGCATGCAAATCGGCTTGCGGCAGGCCGCGCAGCCCGAACGGATCGGCGTTGCCCATGCCACTATCCACGCCGCCGCCGAACGCACGCGCCACGATGCCACCGTTGTTCAGGCCGCCGCCAATGCCGCCATAGCCGGGGATATAGCCCATGGCTGGCATGCCCGTGGTGCCCGTCGCCTGAACTGGCACAGGTGGCGCCATGTCGTAGGGCTGCATCGCCTCATTGCCGACAATACCCCCATGCGCACGGTGCTGCGGGAACGGCACCACAATGCCGCCATGGGCATGGTGCTGCGGCTCCGGTGCATCGTCGTTTGCCGCGCCCACCCGGCCGCCGTCTTTTAGGCCGAGAAGCGCAAGGAGCCACGAACCTACATGCGCCAGCCCGCTTCCCACCGCCGTTACGCCAGCAGCCAAACCGGAACCAACGGCGCTTGCGCCCGATGCCAGCGCAGAACCTACGTCAGCCGCCCCTGCCTCCACCGCGCTGCCAAGGCCACCCAGGAACCCAGCGCCACCACTCGCTGCCGTGGGCAAAATACCCGTGGCAGCGCCGGTTGCGCCCAAGCCGTCCGTGGCGCGCAGCGCCGAATCAACCGCCGCCGCATCGCTCGCGCCAGCCGCCGCCGTATCCGCCGCCGCGCCCATGCCCGTGGTGGCACCCGTCGCGCCACTCGCAAAGCCGGGCAGCACCCCGGGCGTTGCCGCCGCGCCGCCGCCAAACCAGCCGTTCGCGCCAAAAATCGGCCCCAGGCCCAAATTGTTCCACAGCGAGGTTGCCCCACCAGCCGCGCCGATCAAACCCTCGCCCTGCTGCAACCCGCTCTGATGCTGCATCGCAGGCGCATTCGGCGCAGGCGGCCCCTTGCCGATCCCTCCGCCACCGCCACCGCCGCTCGCGCCCGGAATATAGCTGGTAGCCGGGTCCGGCGTATCGCCAAGGATCGAAATGCCGCCGCCGCCGTCGTAGCCCGGCACAATGCCGCCCTCAGCCCGGCCAAGCCGCCCACCGCGCCAGCTTTGCGATGTGGTGCTGGTGCTGGTGCCGCCCACGTTCGAGCCGATGCCCTCCGTGATGTTCGCCAGCCACCCCGTCTGCTGATACGGAAACGCCTGCTGCGCCTGCCATTGCTCATAGGCTGTGTTCAACCCGGCCTGCTGCTGCTGCTGCTGCGTCAGCCCCGATTGCGCCAGCGCCGACGCATCCGTCAGCCCCAGGCTCGTTCCCTCATTCGCCAAATTGCCATAGGCATACCCAGCTTGCGAGTTCAGCCACGCATTGGCCTCGTTCGCGCCAAGCTGCGCGCCTTGCTGCTGGTTGAACTCCTGCTGCGCGTTCTGGAAATTCGACGTGTTCAGCCCGGCCAGGGTCGCATTGTTTGCCAAGGCTTGCTGTCCACCAAGTATCCCCTGCGCCACCCCCATGCGATCGCCACCGAACGCACCCGCCGAAGCCGCATTGCCGGCAAGCTGGTTTTGCTGCTGCGCATCGGTGTTGCCAATTTGTGCCTCAGTCGCATTGACCACATCCGACTGATACGGGTTTTCGTACTGCGACAACGAGCCTTGCCCGTATTGCTGCACGCCCGACCATAGCGGCGCCGTCGATTTGCCAACCGATGATGCCGCCTGATTGAGCAAGGGCTGATAACTGCCCTGCTGCTGCGCAACCTCGTTCTGCGCCTGCGTCTGCTGCGGCGTGAAGCCCGCAACAAGCTGTCCCGTGTATGCCTGATATGGCGTGCTGGCTACGCCGGTCGCCCGGTTCACCGTGTTGGTGTAGGCATTCAGAAACTGCGGTGGAACCGTGGTGGATGAGGTTGTGGTCTGTGAACCGCCGCCGCTCATGGCACGCTTCCCTTCGGATCAGGGTAGATGAAGAACGCCCCGATATAGTTTCCATTGCGGCCGTAAAATGCCACCTTTTTTTCGACGTTCTCCTTGCTGGTCACGCCGCTCAGCAGCCACACGCGATACCCGAAGCCGCTGGTCATATCGTCGCTGCACCAACGGGCAAACTGCGCCAGGTGCATGGCATGATTGGATTTGCGGTGCGCGGGATGCACGAACGCCCAAACCTCTTGCAGGAAATAAGCGCGCGACCACCACCATTGAAAAAACGCCAGATTGATGCACGCCACCGGCTTGCCGTCCGGCCCGTCGATCACGCCCAGTACAGCGCCCTTTCGCTGCGTGCCCATGCGGATATGCTCCATGATCTTTTCCGGGCACGGCGCCGCAATATCGAGGGCGTTTTCCTTCACATCCAACAGCATCAGTTCCAGCAACGCGGCCTCGTCCGCCGGCACCGCCGCGCGCACATCGCCGGGCTTCGCGGTCGGCCCATTAACCGGCCGCGCCTCGCCTTGGCTGGCCAACCACAAACGCAACGCGCGCCGCCCATCCTTGAGCACGCCCTTGCCCACGCGCTTGAGCGCATCGGCCGGAACGGTCATGCCGTCCTCGGTCACATCCGGCGTTTGTGTGGTGGCGTCCAGCATCGCGCGTTCCTACTTCTTTTTCGGCCCCGGAAGGTGTTTCAAATCCTTGATGGTGCGCCGCCGGACTTCCAACACAAACGCATCGAGCAAATCATGCCCGCGCTTCATGTCGCCACGCCCCAGCGCGCGCACCTGCTCCGGTGACACCTGATATTCCCCGCCCGCCGCAATAATTGGCACCCGCGCACCAGCCGCGCCCGGCTGCTGGCCACCGCGCGATTCAAGCCTTGGCGCGCGTGGCGGGGCAGGGGGGCCGCGACCATGCTCGCCACGCGGCATCGGAATGCCGCGCGGTCCCGAACCCAGCATACGGTCCATCGCTTGCGCCCCGGCCAGACTGTTGCCCTCGCCAATGCCAGAGATCACATCCGCCGGAATGATGTAGCTGCCCGCCAGTGGCTCCATGTTGATGGTATCGGTGCGCCCAGGCGAATACGCATGGATCATGCCCGTTTCGCCACGCGCGGCGCTGCGGGTCCACCACGGGTCTTCCTGCGATGACGGCATGCCGCCCATATCGAAATGCTGGCGCGCAATGCCGCCACCGCGCTGCATTGCATTGGTCGTCGGCGGCAACGCCACGCCTGCGGCCGCGGCGCTCTGCGTTGGCGCAATGCCAGAACCGGGCTGGATCATGTTTCCGCCCGCGCTCGCCGCCGGCAACTGAGGCTGCTGCGCCGGCGCGGAAAGCTGCGCGTTCGGCATCATCAACCGCTGCTGCAACACGCGCTGCGCCATCATGCCCTGCTGCGTGCCGCCGGTCCGCGCCGCAAGCTCCTGCAATTTTTCTGTGGGCAGTTGCGCAAGCTGCTGCATAGCCCCCGCCATTTGCGGGTTGCCACCACCAATGCCGCCGCCCGGCATCGCGGACATTGCGCCGCTCATGTGGCGTAATACGGGAGCTTGCCCGTGGTCCCATCGCTGAACGTCACGGTCACAAAACCCACTGGGTTACTCGGCAATGTCGCGGCGCCGCCCGTAGCCGTGCTGCTTTTCGCGCCGAGCTGAATGCCCAGGGTTTTCAGCGTGATCAGGATTTGCCCGAGCAACTGATTGCGCGCCTGCTGCGCGGTGACTTCCTGTGTGTTGCTGCCGCTCATAGCGCCCCGTCCACCGTGTACTGATAGCGCAGCGCGCCCAGCCGCCACGTGCTGCCCGCATCCAGCGACCGTATGCCAATGGCAAGCTGGCGGCCGCGGCTGTTGCACACCACGAAGTTTTGCGGCAAATCGCTGTTGCTGTTCGCGTTGAAAAACTGCATGGCGTACGGCCCATCCACACCCGGCACCGCCTCCGGGTAATCCTGCCGGAATACGGTCAGATTGACGGTTGCGCCATCCGACGCAACAAAATCCGGGATCAGCATATCACAGAAGACATATTCGGCGCCATCGTCCACGTCGAAGTAGCCCGTGTGCGCATAGGCCTCGATGGGTTGCCCGTCCGCGTCGTTCCCCAACTCGTGCTGCTGGATCAACCCGCCTGCATCCACCCCCATGGCATTGCCGGCCGGTGACGCATCCATCCAGGCGGTGCGGATGAGCGTTCCGTAATCCCATACGTTATCCAGCCAGTTCCATTTCACGTAGCCGAAGCCACCCCCCACCAACGGGAAGAACCAGGAAACCTCGTGATATTCGGTGTTCAGCGCCGCAAAGATGGTCGGCAACTGCGTGGTGTCCACATTGTCATTGTAGTAATCCCACACCGGGCACGTCATGGGCTGCACGCCGCCGCCGCTCATAATGAAAAACCCTTGCGGGGACAGCCAGGCCGCGCCCATGGCGGCAATCGCCACCGCACGCGCCGAGATTGCGCCGCACTCGCGCGCCACTTCGTTGAAGCTGAACACGTAGGGCAGGCCCTGATAGGTCGCGTTCCACACGCCCAGGTCGGTCCACAGATAGATCGTCAGCCCATTGGCAGCCCCAAACAAAAGCGTGGAGCCGCTGTTCAATTGAAAGCTCCCGGCTTGATTGATTGCGGTCGGCACCCAACCATTCGCCGTCAGCAGGCCGCTTGCATCGCACCATTTCACCAGCAGAGGATATTGCGTGCCGCCGCTTTCCGACCCCAGCGCCATGAGCATCTGCACCGCCGGCACAGACAATATCCAATTGTTGTACAGCGGCGGCGTCGATGGCACGACTGTTGCCGGCGTCGTCTGACCGGGCGGCCAGTAATAGATCGTGCCCCCGTTGGGCGCCCCCACCAGATAGGTGCCGTAATGATCCAACGCCCATACGCGCGGCGGATTGCTCGCCGCACCGCTGCCGTTCGCCAAGCCATAATAGCCTGAGCCAAACAGCCCGACGCCATAGCCGTGCGCGGCGATGCTCGACGCGCCACCCGATGGCAGCAGATATAGAATCTGCGCATTGCCGCTGTTCAATGAAACCGTCGCCACCGATCCGGCATTGGCCGCCGCGGTGATGGTAAACTGGTTTGCGTTTGGCACCGTTACCACCGCATAGGTGCCGAGCAAGGCCAAGCCGCCTACGTTCACCGTCAGCGGCACATTGAAATTGGCGCCCACCGTCAGGCCGTGATTGGCCAGGCCCACCGTCACGGTCGGGGAACCGGTGCCGGTGGTGAAGCTGGGCACGGCGCCGCCATTGCTCACGTTGGCCGTGGCGTTATTTGCCGCGGTCACCACATAATTGCCGCTGCCCACACTGACCACGCGATAATAGCCGAGCAGCACCGTGCCGCCGACCGAAACCTCGGTAATCAGGTTCATCCAGTCGCCAGGGCTTGGCGCGTACGTGTCGGCAATCGTTACCTGCGCTGAGCCGCTGGTGGTGGAGAACGCCGGAGTGATATTGGATGTGGCAATGATCGGCGTGATATCCTGCGGCGTGCCACCGACAAGCACTTGCAACCGCTGCTCCGTGCCCGTCGCCACATAGGCCACACCACTCAAATCGGCCCACCCATGCAGCGCCCGGCATGTGCCGATCACCGGCACCGCGCTGAAATGCTGCCACCCGCCAATTTTTTGCAGCAGCCCTTTGTAGAAGCGGATGAGCTGCGACACGGCCCACTGCGTTTGATTCAACGTCGGCGTGGATTGCAAATCCACGCCGGGCATGAGCCGCAATTTCTTGATCGGCATGGCGCGTTACTGCCGGGGCGGCGTGGCGGCCGGCGTCGGCACCATAGGCGACCAACCCGCGCTCTGGAACTTCTTGCGTGCCTCCTCAATGGCCGCGCCTTTTTTCAGTTCGCCGTAATATTGCTCCCAGGTCATGCCCTGCTGCGGGTCGCCCGACATGGCGCCGAACTTCTTTTGGTAGCCGCACATGAAGATCATGCTCGCCGCCACGAACAAATCCGGCAGGTTCAGGGTCAGGAACGTCGATGTGTTGCTGGCCGACAGCGCCGGGGGCCGGTATGTGCCATAGAACTGCACCACATACGCGCCATCGGGCGTTGGCCCCACCGCAAACGTCGTGTCGTTCACCTGCGCATATTGCTTCGGCGTGGCTTCATAGCTCACCGCGGGAAACGCGAACGACAAGAATTGCTGCGTCACGCGCTCCATGTCGAAGCGCCCGCTGCCCGTGCTGCCCGGCTGCTGACCGGCCGGCGAAATCACCGTCGCAGTTTCCACCACGATCAAGCTGGCAGGCTTGGTGATGTTGGCCACGCCGGCAGCCATCGTGGCCGTGGCATATTGCCGGGTTGCCAAAAAATCCAGGTCGGGATCGCGATACAGGCGCAGTTCGGCATATTCGATGCACCGATCCAGCACCAGGTTGTAGCGGCTGCCGCTGATGAACGGCGCCTCGGTGTTCGTGTTGGCCAGGTTTTCGGGCAGGTAGCCCGAAAGCGCCGTCACATAGTCGGCATAATACATGCTCATGGCAACGCACCCAGTTGCGAAATTGGCGTGGATTGCGATGCCAGGTCAGACGACGACGCCAGATTGAATGTGGTGTCTTCCTGATACAGCTCGAATTGCGGCAGGCGGATGGGCTGCGGGTCGTTCGGCAGCACGGGCGTCGATAGCTGTGGCTGCGGCACATCGTAGCAGGTCCGCGTGCATACAAAAAACCCGGTCGGGCGCACTTCGTTGCCCTGAAACTCCATCTGTTCCACCAGGTCAACCCGGTTGAACCAGTAATTGCACTGGCTGCACATGGCGAAGGCGCGCGGATAGCGCCTGCTGACCCTGGCAAATCCCGTGGGGTTGCTTAGCGGCATGACTTACCGGCCCCGCCCATAATAGCGGCTGAAATTGGGCCGGATCGTCAGCGGCCCTTGCTCGCGATCCTCCTGCGCCGCTTCCGTCCACGCTGCTGCTGCTGCTGCGCGTTTGTCCGCCCACTGCGCGGGTGCGAATTTTTCGGCCAGGCGCGCCGTCGTTCCGGTTATCAGGGCCTCCAAGAAACGGTTCACGCCATCGGGCACTTCGTTGCCGATGATATTGGCATCCTCCATCTGCCGGAGGTAGAAATAATTGATCAGCGCCGCGCCCTGGCTGCCGTCATAAACCTGCCACGTGGTCACGCTCGGCGCGGCCGTGCGCTGAAACCAGTAGCGGTTCGGCGGGGCCTGCGTCGATTTGTTGGGTATTTCCGCATATTCGGTGCGGGTCATGGGCAGCAGAATGCGGTCGGTGTACGTGCCGTCGCCGTTCGGGAACGAGTAATACGTGTCGAGCATTTGCACGCAGTTGGTCGGCAGCGTGTAAGTCGCCTGCCCCTGCACCAGCGCAATCGGCGTTGCCTGCTGCACGGCAAACAGGGTCACGCCGCGATTGGCCCATTGCTGCAATTCCAGGTTTACGGAACGCCGGGCCGACCACATGTGCTCGGTGGTGATGGCGGCGCCGCGTATCTGGATGCGGTCGAACGATTCCAGCACCAAATCGGAATTGGTGAGCTGGTAGTTCGTCGTGCCGCTGGAAGAAAACGTCATCACACCCCTGGTTCGTGTGGGGCGCTATTTCGCCCCGATGCCTGGAAACTTGGCGTGAACCGCCGCGCGAACCTTGGCTTTGACGGCGGGCGATTTGTTGGCAGACCGCGCCAGGGCGTTCCTGGCGTGGCTGGCATCCGGAATAGGGAAGGAGCCTGGCCCCTTGCCCTTGTCTCCAGTGCCTTTGCCGGGCAACGCAAAATCCGAAGCGGGGAGCGCGTTTCTGCTCGACGCAGACAGCCGCCCCCCGCTGGCTCGGTCGCCTTTTTCAGGCTCGCATCCGCCTTTGGTGTCGCCAGCGCCGCTCAGCGGCGATTCCGGCGTCATCCGGCCGCCGCGGGCGCGCTTGTCGGCGCGGGCCATCGGCTTGTCGCCATGCACCTTGCCGCCATGCTTTTTGGTGCGCCCGCCATGCTTGCGCTCCATCATCGTCATGTCTTTCATCTTCGCCATTACACCTACCCCTTTCCAAGCTCCCTTGACCCGGCGGGGAAGCGCGCCGTCTCGTTTGCCTACGAACCAATGCCCGTCTGTATCAGGGTCAGGGTCGCAATGCCGGTGCCGCTGTTCACGGTCAGCCGGATGGCAAAAACAGGTGTGGTGAACTGCGCCGTCGCGGCCGCCGTCAGTCCGGTCAAATCCGGGTTGCCAGTTGCCACCGGCGGCTGATTGCTCAGCGGCAGCAGCGAACCGGGCAGCGCGGCGTTCGGATCATCGAACGTATATTCCACGGTGCAGTTCACCGTGCCGGACACGCCCACATAGGCGCCGACATTGAACGTCTCGCGGAAGAAATCCTGGCACCGCCATTCCGTGCTGCCCACTGTCGTCGTGCCCGCCGTCACGGTGGATGCCGTTGCGCGCGAGCCGGCAATCTTGGTCACGGTCGCGTAATCCTTTACGGATTGCGCAACCCCGGCATTGGCGCCGGCCAGGCTCTCGCTCTGCTGGTTCCCGTACCGATCGGTGCCGGTGATGGTCCATGTCAGGGCCGTATCATTGCCCGCGCTGGTAATGCCCACGCGCCGGGCCAGGCAATTCGTGCTGGTGATGGTGGCTACGTTGCTTGCAACGGCCACACCATTCAGGTTGAGATTGCCCGCGCTCGCCAACGACTGCGAGGCGGCAATGTTATTCGCCACCGCAGCCGTCAGCGCCAAGCTGATTTTATACGGGTTGCTCACCCGCGTGCCCTACTTAGGTCTGTGTCGCGCCGAACAGCGTCTGCGGCGCTGTCGGCGTGGCATTCAAAGTATCGGCCAGCGTGAAAGACTGGAACATGGTCAGCCGGTTGCCGGTCACGGAATAACCCGCGCCCGCCGAGCCGGTGATCGCGCCGTTCGATGCGGTGCTGCCATAGCCGGTGCCGCCGCCGATGGCGCTTACCTGCAACGTGCCGCGCACGTCGCCGCTCGCCGGAGCTGTGCCACCCGTGAACCCGCCATTTCCGGTCAGGAAGCCGCCCGCCCATGCGCCGCTGGTCAATTCCCAACGCCGCGCCCACAGATTGAACCCGAACACGTCGGACGTGCCCACGGAATAATTGTGCGCGTCGGTAAAAGCCGGCGTTACGCTCTTGATCGCCTTGAACGCCTTCTTGCCATACACGGTCGAATTGGTCACCGACGCGATGGTCTCGGTCATTGGCTGCCAGTACACGTCCCAGCCGGACACCACGAAGTTGCCGCCCGAGGCGCTGGCCGAAGCCGTGATCGACACGCCGCGCGAGATCATTTGCGCCGGATCGGCGAACAGCCCAGGGCCACCGGCCAGATATGGCAAATGCCCGATCGGATATGCCTGCTGCGCGGTCGCCAGCGGCGCGCCGGGGTAGATGTCTCCGGTGCCGATTTGCAGGTTGCCGGTTTGCGTAATGGTGTCGTTCACCGTCACCACGTTGGGCGTCACGCCCGTATTCGTGGCGGTAACGATGGTCAGCACGACAGGCGCCGAGCTATTGCCGGTTGCGATCACCAGCGGCATGCCGGGATAGAACGGGGTCGCATCGGGCACGGAGAAGGTCTTGGTGCCGGACACGCAAATGCCGATGGCAAACCCGAAATCCAGCACCACGGGCGCGGTCACCACGGCCGCGCCATTGATCGCACCGGAGAACGGCGCGATGGGCAGCTTGATGGCGATACCAACGGTGTTCGAGGTCACCAGGGTCATGGCCGTGGCGTTGGTCACGTTTTGCAGCGCCGCGATCTTGGCTGTGCCATACGCGGCCGGCACCGCATCGAAGGTCAGCGCGCCGAGCGATTTCAGAAACGAAGGCTGCACGCCGCGATACCCGTTCAGCTTCGCCTTTTGCAGGAAAAACCGCGGATCGGGAATGCCGTCGCCCTTGTAAAAAATGCACGGGCCGGCGTCTGGATTGGGCGATGGAATGGCGGCCCCGAACGAGGCCGCCAGATTTTCCATGCTGCCAAGCGAGACGAGCGGGCCGTCAAATGCAGTAGTGCCCATGAAGGCCGCTCCTTAGTTGGTCGGGTAGGACGCCCACCCGGCGCGCCAGTCATCGTTACCGATGTAGTAACGTTCCATCGCCTTGACCAGCAGGTTGTTGGTCGAAAAGTCCACTTGCATCGAAATGTCGAACGCCTTGCGCACCAGGTAGATGAAGCCGGGCTTGTCCGTTAGCAGGAACCACGCATAGGGCGAGGTCAGGAAGTCGTTGACGATGTAGCCTTCGCCAAGATCACCGCCCTCTTTCCGCGCGTTGATGTCGTTGTCTGCCGTGCCGGGCCGATACTCGGTTTCCAGCAGGCGCTTCGCCACCCGGCGCAACGCGGTCGGCACCAGCAGCCGGCGCACTTGCGCGGAAATCAGCAGGTTCGCGTAATCGCGATACGCGCGCACCATGTTGGTTCCCATGTCCAGCGAGGCTTCATTCAAGCCGAGCTGCACCAGCGGGGTGTTGGCAATGGTGTTGCCGTCCACCGGATGCGCCGTGCTGAACAAAGCCTGGTTGTCGCCGCCGACGGCCGGGTTATACACGTTCCCATTGTTGAACACGTTGGCGCCGAGGATTTCCTTGAATTGCAGGAAAGAGTCGGACAAGCCGAGGTTCGACGGATCGAACTGCTGCTTGTACAGATTGTCGTCCATCGCTTCTTCGGTGATCGCGTAGCCCAGCGTCACTTTTTGGTGGACGTGGTTGTACGTGAACCGGGCGCCGCTGTTGTTGTCGAAATAGGCGCCCTGGCCCTGCGCCGTTAGTCCGGGCAGCCCGAGCAGCCGCACATGCACCGTTTTTTCGGTCGCGAGCTTCGAGTTGCCCTCGGAGAAGATTAGCGAGAATTGCGCGGGCCGTTTGGCGTATTTGCCTTTTACGTCGCGAAGGCCCGGCAGCAGCAGCGGGGCGATTTGGGCGGTTGAAAGTGCCATGGCTCAGCTCCCCTCAGATGCCAGTGCCGAGGAGGGACTCACACGCGCCCGGATTGAGCGTGACCTCCGCGTAGTTGTTGGTTGGCTGGTTGGCGCTGCTGCCCTGCGTTGGGTCGTAGCTGCCGGTCGCACTTTGCACCGCGGCAGCAGACCAGCCGATGATGCGCAACGGTAGCGTGCTGGTGGTCGCAACGGTGGAAAAGTTCAGCGCCGCCGTGGACAAGCCGAACGAATTGGGGGCGCCGCTGCCGGTCACATCCGCGTTCAAGCCGCGCGATGCCGTTGTGATCGGGCCGCCGCTGACCTGGATGCGAAACACAGCAAACGGATCATCGATGATGAAACACGCCACGTCGCCAGACGGGCTTTCGGTGCCGGCCCAGTAATTCTTTGCCGCAACGGGGCTGTTCTGCACCGTGTCGAAATACGTGGAGACACCCACGAACACGCCCAGCACCGGGTTGCCCGCGCCAGCCACATACTGCGTCACATAGCCCGCGTTGCCGCTGCTGCCCGTGGACACCAAATCGCCAAAGGCGATGGCCGAAGCGTACCCCTGCTTGATGTAATAGATGTTGTTGGTCGCAAAGTTCGGCCCGTAAGCCTGCTTATTGCGTATCCATTGCAGCCCGTTGGGCGCCAGCGTCAAAGTCGTCATAGACCAAAACCTGTCTATGCAACCTGATCCAGCGGGGCGCCGGGCGCAGAGTGCGGGGAGAACGAAGCCGTGGCGGCTTCGTGTTCAGCCCTTGATTACGATATTCCGCAAAAGCTCGGCAACAACTATTTTTGGGCGCACCGCCCGGCCTTTCCCTTCACGTTTACCCGGACGGGGTTTCTGCATGCGCTTTGCGTGTCGTTTGGGAGCAAAGCGGTAGCAAGGCCAGGCTTTTGCCGCCGTGTGCTAGGCGGTGGAGAGTCCGGAACCCAACTCAGTCGTTCACACTTCCTCGAACTCGGGCGTGCCCTCGTATTGGGCGCGGAGGTCGGCAGGCAGTGGTTCCATTTCGCTCACAACCTGATTGACGTGGCGCGGACGTGGCGCGGTGCCTGGGGGCGCCATTTGTGCCTGGGCAAACTTGTGCTCCAACTGCTCTTGCGCGCGCCGGGCATTATCGGCCTTGGCTTCCTGCGTCAGATACAGCGGCCGCTTGTACAACACTTGCGATCCGCGCTCGATGGTGTTTTTGCCGGATTCAACCCAGCCGGGCGGGCATTCTTCCGGCATTTCACGCGGATGCACCACACGCCAGCCGCCGTCATGCAGCGCCGTAAAAGCGGCATTGTCCACCGGCTCATTCAGCACCTTGATTGGCTCCCATTGATAATCCCAGCCCGGCTTTTTCGATTCGGGCCGTAGCTCGAAACCATTGCTCGCATTGCTGGCGTTGGAGCGGCGGCGATACGGCTTGCCGGTTTCTGGGTCGATAAATTCCTCCCGCACGGTTTCGGCGCTTTCACGCGGGCCGCGAACGCTGTGGGAACGGCGCGCCGGGCCACGCCGTTTCGGCGCGGCTATGATTTCGGGGTCGTCGGTTGCGATGCTTTCGGACATGATGATGCTCCTTACCGGTAAACGGTGCCGTTGCCGTACGTGATCTGGTTGCTGCCGCGCTCGGCCAGAATGTCGGCCTGGGCTTTTAGGTATTTGTCCAACGGCATGTTGCTAAAGTCGGCCGCTTCCCGCACATCGTCGGCCGTCACGCCGAGCGCATTGGCAATGCTGTTGATGTCGGCACCGCCACGCGCATTGGTCGGGTTGCCGCGGCTGGCCGGCGTGGCGAAACTGGATGCCGGCGGCCGGGTGCGCTGCTGCTGCTGCTGGGCCGGGGCCTGGCGCCCTGGCTGCTGGCGGGGCGGTGCTGTCATGGCGGCGGTCCTTCCGTGGTTTTCGCCAAAGCGCGATTCCAGCTCGCGGTTGATCGACGCGAAATAGCCGGGGCTTTCCGGCTCATGGCCCCCCGCAATGGCGCGATTGTGCGCGGCCTCCGCCGCGTTGGCGTAGGCGGGGTCGCTGTTGATCAGGGGGTGATCATCCATCCAGGCCCGTGCGGCCGGTCCAGGGATGCGCCCAGCCTGCTGCTGGGGCGCATTTGGCTGTTGGGGCGCCTGCCGCTGCGCCGCCATGCGCTGCTTTTCCATTTTGAGCGCATCGACGCGCGGCCGGGCGGCGGCGATTTCCTCGCTGGCCGATACCTCCGCGTCGATGTCGCCCATCTCGCGCGCAGCCCGGTAGGCGGCCTTGGCGGCATTCAGTCGGGACTCCTCGCTCGACAGCGCGGCTTCCAGCGCCGCATTGTGCGCGTTCGCCACTTGCCCGCCGGCCTGTGCCGCGCGCTGCTCGGCCGCAACCCGCGCCGCCTCGCTTTCCGCGAGCTGGCGCCGAATATCGGCCAAAGCGTCATGCTCTGGCGAATTGGGTTCCATTTCAACAACATTGGTGGTGTCATCCACCACATCATCCGCAACTGTATCGTTCATGATCTCAACACTCCTTCCAGGGCGGCCAACTTGGTCCGTGCAATGAAACACCGGTCGGCCACCGCCCGGCATCGGGTCATTTCTTCAACAGCCTCAGCACGCAGCGCCGGGTCCGCCGCAATGGCGGCAGCCAGCGCAGCACGCGCACCCGTGCCGCTCGGCAGCCGGTTGGTCTCGCGCACGCACGCATTCAGGTGCTCATCCAGCGTCACAGCTTCCACCCGTAACGCTGCCACACGTTGAATCGCCGAACGACTTGGCGCAGCACGGCAAGCCGATATTTCGCCGCTGGCCGGCGCAATGCATGCCGGCGATCAAACATCAGACGAACACCGCCGGGTCGGACACGCGGCCGATCACGTCGCCAAACGCGATAATCCGGCACGGCCACCCGCCATTGCTCGGCATTTTCGCCATGTCCTCGAACATTTCCGTGGGCAGGCTGCCGCTACCCTTGTAGCTGCACTGAATGCCGTCAGTGGCGCGGCAGAACACCCAATCGCCCACCTTCGGCATCGGCGCATCGCCCCATTCCGCCGCCAGTTCGGGGAAGGTTTTCGGGCAGAACGCCTGCGGCCCCAGTTTGAGGATGCGCACGATCTTGCCCTGATACACGTCCTCGACGGCCTCCTTGCCGGTGCCGCCGGTATGCATGATGAACGGCTTGCCGCCAGCGCCGATGATCTTGGTCTTGCTCGGCCGCACGAACACGCCCACCAGAATGTCCTGGCCGCGCAACACGATATCGTCCAGCGAGCCGACGACCTTATCCATTTCCTCCGCGACATTGTACACGGACTGGTCCACGCGATGCAGCGTGGCAACGGTGTTCATGGCAGACATGGGCTATTCGTCTCCTGCTTTCCTGATGATTTCGTTGATCCAGCCCAGCATGTCGCTGGTCGCCGCAATCACGCCGACGCTCTGCCGATACGCGGCATAGTCAGGCACACCGGCGGCAATGATGAGAATCTCGCGCGCGCGCATGTCGCTTACCAATTCCCGAAACGCCTGCGCACATTCCGATGCGGTATCCACCTTATGCGCGGCCCCCACGCTTCATCGGCGGCTGCCCCGGCGGCATCGCGCCAGGTGGCGCATCCGCGTCAGGGGGCGGCATGTCGCCCGGCGCTGGCCCGGCCCCCGGCGGCGGACCGCCTGCACCCGCGCTCAACTGCCTTGCTGCGGCCGCGGCGCCGAGTTTGGCGCCCACCTGCATACCGGCGGCAGCGGCTTGTTTTTTTTCCGCCTGCGCTGCGCCGGGGCTGATAATATTGACGTTCACCTTGGCACCGCCCTTGCTTTTGCCCTTGCCGCCGTGGGATGCTTTGTGCGGCCCGGCGCCTTCGGCTTCGGCAGGCATTGGCATTGCCCCCCCCCTTGCCCGCTTGTCCAGCCGAGACGCCGGTGCTTCACCTTCCGCCCGGCCGCCGTTTTTCAGTCGCGTTGCCGGCTTGCTTGTCATTTTCATGTTCACGCGCCGGTCCACCGCCGCATCGTCTTCCTGTTTCAACCGGCCGCCGCTCTTATAGCCGGCCCGCTTCATCGCTGCCTCGGCTTCGGCTTGTTCTTCGGCCCGCGTTTTGATTTTGCACCCGTTCATTATTACTGTCCCCCTGGAACAATGCCCGCCGCAGCCCGTGCCGCCCGGTCCTGATGGGCCGCTGCTTCGGCCCGATGCTCACGCGCAACCTCGGCCGCCAGCCTTAGCCGCTCGGTTTCTTCCTGCACCGCCGCAATGCGTTCTTTGCTTGCCCGGTCGGCAGCCCTGTCTTGTGCATCAAGCGTGGCTTCGGCACGATCATTTTCTGCCTGCACCGCTGCTTCCGCCGCCTTGCGCTGCGTGTCCTGCGACAAAATCTGCGCCCGCTGCACCGCCGCTTGCGCCATTGCCATCTTGGCCGGGTCAGGCGGCGGCCCCGGCGGCGGCCCCGGCGGCGGCCCAGGCTGTTGCGGCGGCAGAAACGCTTCGTCCGGCAACTCCATGCCAATGGTGCGGCAAACCTTTTCCAACACCCATTTCGGGTCCAGCACCCCAGGCATCGACGTGGCCATCTGCGCCAGCGCAGTCGCCTGCATGATCCGATGCAACTGGCTCGGCACGTTCGGGTCGCTCGACGGCACCAGGTCCAAATCCTGAAATTCTTCCGCCTGCTCCCATTGCCGCGCCGGCTTCTTGTTGTTGCGCGACAATACGCTCGGGTCTTCCGCGATCAGCTCGCGCAGCATTTCCAGTTCTTCGGCCCGGCTCGCATGCAGCCCCTTATGCACCGCCGCCATGATCTTGGTGGATTGCTCAATCATCGCAATCATGGTGCCTACCGGAATATCCGCGGTGCCCTCGCCAACCGGCGCCGCAGCAGCGCCCGCCAGTTTCTCGAACCGCTGCACCATTTCACCGGCCAGCGCCGCCAGCGTTTGCGACGGCCCCTGATACGGCAACTCCATGATCACATCGCGGATTGGCTTGTTGCCGGTGTCGATCTCCGCGCCCTGCCCAGGCTCAAGCCGAATGTCCGTCGTCACCTGACGGCCCATGCCCTTGGCCTGCAAAAATGCCGGAAAGTTCGCAAACTGCCCCGCATCCAGCAATTGCCGCCCGATGCTCGTTAGCGTCAGTTCGCCATTGCCCAGCATGTGCATGAAGCCCATGGCATAGAAGCCCAAACCAGGAATCATGCCGAAAAACACGAACCGCTCGCGCTTGGTGAACAGCGGATCGTCCTCGCGCCAATTGCGGCGTATCTCCACGATCTGCCGGCTGGTATGGTCAATCGCCACGCGATACGGCAGCGGCACGCCGGTTTCCGCGCCGTCCTCATCCATGTGCCAGAAGCCCGGCAAATCGAGTTCCAGATAGCATTCCTGGATCGTGTGCTGGTAATCGCCGCTCAGGATCGGTTGCCGGCGCACGCCCTCGGTTTCGCCAATCTCGCGGTCCGTCTCGGTAATGGTCTCAACCGGCGTGCCCAGGTCGCATTGCCGCCACCACCCGCTGCGCATCAGCCGCTTTGCATCGTTCTGCGACATGCGAATCAGTTCCGTCACACGCGCGGCCGTGGTCAGGTCCGTGGCGTCCGACGACACAATCAGATTGGTCGCTTTCACCCATTCGCTGACCGGCCGGCCCCGCAGCGGGTGCCAATACACTTTCCGAAACTGCGTCCCTGTCGGCCCCAAATTGAACAGCATGCGCGAAAAATCGCGGTAATAGGCCCGATCACCGGCCGTCAGATAATGGTTCAAATCCTTTTCAAACGCCTGCGCCAATTCGTCGCGCCCGATCTGCCCGCTTGGCGGCGCTGCATCTTCCAGCGGCGGGCCGCCATTGTGGCCCATGCCAGGCGGTGCGTTCGGCGCCACGGCCACCGGTGGCGGCGCATCGTCTCGCACCTTGCATGGGCCATCGGCCGGCAGAAATTCCGCCACGGCATTGGCCCAAAATGTGATGCTCGCATTGAGCATCAGCGGGTCCCACACTTTGGACAATGCGCCGCCGCTTACGTCATCGCCGCCGGTTTCGGCCATCACTTTCAGGCCGAGATATTCCACCGCGCGCGATGCGATTTCGTCCCAATCGCGCCGGTCGGCTTTGTCGCTGTCGATGCCCTGCTGGATTTCCGAAGCAAGGTTCTGCAACTCGATGTCGGTCAGATGAAGCGCCAGGTTCTCGCCAAAATCATGCCGCAAATATAGCGGCTTGTCGTCCGCCTCTTCCTCGATGTCGTCTTCCGGCTCCTGGATCAGCACGCCGCCGTCAGGGTCCACCGAAATGTTGATCGCATCCCGCTCGGCCATCAGCGCGGCAATGCCGGACGGCACCCGCGTGGGGTCCGGGCCGGCAAACTGCAACCCAGGCGGCCGGTCACTCATGGGCTATAACCTTTGCGTGCAGCTCCGCCGCAATCTCCTGCAACAGTGCCTCGTACGCATCGCCCAGCATTTTGGTCAGATGCGCGCACGCATGGATTTCTTCTTGCGTGAACACGCGCTCTTTGCCCGAACCAAGCGCCCTGACCGTTATGGTGTTTGCATCCCGGTCACGATGCGTCATCCACGGATAGCGCCCGCGCAAATGCACCAGCGGATCGGGAGGCATTGTGTCCATTATGGCTTTTTCATCCCAGTGTTGGCGGTTTTTCCTGCTCCCGCACGCGCCGCGTTCCGGATTTCGATAGCGCGCCGCAATTCGACACGCGCCTTGTCATACAACAGGCTGACTTCCCGCCGTACATTCTCCAAGCCACGCAGCGTGCCAAGCGCAGTCTCCACGTTGCGATTGAGCATTTCCATGTGCGATGGGCTACCAACCCTCAGCCAGTTGCCCCACGCATCTTGTGACCACTCCGGAAGCGCACGCAGTTCCTCGATGGACACCAATCCATCGTCCACCTGTTCATGCGTGATTCGGTCGCCGGCCAAAAGCTCTTCACGTGTTACCGGTTTCTGGTTAACTCCCCACGAGGAATAATCGCTCATTGTTCAGCGCCCTCGATGCTCAGCTTCGACAAATCGATATCCAGCAGCGGCACGCCAGCGCGCACAGGCCGCGGCTCATGATCGCCGCACCACACATCCGGGCGCGTCTCCGGGAAAAACCCGTTAATGACCGGAAACGGCTGGTGCGTCACAGGATGCACGCCGCTGCCGATCAGCAGTGGCACAGGCCCGCGCCGCCGGCACATGCCTATGGGGCGGTTTTCGCCGTGCTTTGGCGGCAGCAACCAGAATCGGCAATTCGCACAGGTTTCCACGTCACCACTCCACGATAATCAGGCCGCCGACAGTCACGGCGCCAATGCCCGTGCCCGCGCCGCCGCTGCTGCCCGCGCCAGGAAATGCGCTCGCGCTGCCCGGCGCATTGCTGTTCCAGTTGCCAATGCCGCCGGCGGGACCAGGCGAATACCACGCCGCGCCACCAATGCCGCCAAAACCAACGCCAGACGTGGCGGAGGTCGTCCAGCCATTGCCGCCATTGCCGCCATTCTGATACGTGCCCGCACTTGCCGGCGACGTGCCGCTCACCGTGCCACCAGCGCCACCAGCACCGGTCGGGCCAGGGCTACCAGCGCCACCGCCACCGCAATTTAGCGCCGCCCACGTCGATGTGCCGCCAGCCCCCGAACCGCCAACCGCGCCGTCCACCGCGTAGGCAATAACCTGCGCCGGCGTGACGCTCTGCCAAAACTCGGCATACGCGCCACCACCACCGCCACCGCCACCACCACCGCCACCGTAGGAGCCGCCGCCACCGCCGCCCCACATCCGCACCTTGATGGCATACACCCCGACCGGCACCGTGAAATTGCCGCTCGTGCCCGCGAGCAGTACAGAGCCGCCATGCGGCACCAAGCCCGTGGTGAACGACACGTTCGTGCCGTCGCAATAATACGCCACCCAGTTGCTGTTGATCGGCACCAGCAGCGATGTGCCCGCACCCGTCGTCAGCGTCACCGGCCCGCTTGTCTGATTTTGCACATACCCGAACTTGACCACGCTCGGGATTGTCACCGTGCAGGCATTGCCCGTCGTCGTGCCGGTGAAAATAATGCCCTGCGGCCGCGCCTGGTCCGTCGCACCGTTCGCCACCGCCAACGTGTACGTCGCCAAACCGGACAGGCTTACCGACACCGTGCCCGCAATGGCAGCGTCGATCAGCCCCATATCCGTGTTGATCAGCCCGCCCCACTGGTTTTGCGTGGCCTGGTCGCCAACGCCGGGCTGCGTCAGCCGCAGCGATGCAGTATATGCAGTCGTCATGTCAGCAAAGTCCCATCAGGCACAGGGGTATAGCGATTTTCGCGGCTTGCGGTAAGCGTTCTGTTGCAGCCACTCGTCGTCCGCCTCTTCCTTCGTCTTCACCGCACCCACGTCACGCAGCCACCACAGCGCTTGCGAAACCGAATCGGTCAGATCGTCGTGTGCGGCTTTTGGAAACGACGCAACCTGGTCGATCACCATCTGCGCCCAATCTTTGTCCGGCGCCCAAACCTGCCCACGCTCGAACATGGGCTGCGTCGATATCAGCCGCCCGGTCTTGTCGCCCTTCGGGTTGAACAGCAGCGTCCGCCATTTGCGCCGCCCGTGCAGCCGCACGATCTCTTGCGCCACGCTCGCGCCGCTCGCCTTGTTTTCCACCAGCAGAATATCAGCGCGTGTGCCGCCATCCGGCACCGCATCACCGATCTTCCCGCGCCAATCCCCCAGGCACGCACGCGCGGACCGATCCACCAGCTCGCTGAACTGCACCCGGCCTTCCCAGGCCCACAGCAGCATAAATTGCGGCTCGCGCACATCGGGCAAATAAAACCGGCCCCATACCGTCATCGCGCTGGGGTCGTTCACCGTCTTGTCGGTGTAAGCCCCATCGAGCGACACCAGCACCAGATCGACTGTCGGAAACGCGGGCTTCTCCCACAGATTCCAGTATTCGGCCAGGATAATCCCGCCGCCGCGCGGGCTTGGCGCTTGCTCGAACTGGCCGGCGATGGCAAACGATCCCATCGTCTCCATTTCGCGCGCCACCGTCCATTCCGGAAACCGCTCAGGCCAAAACAGCAGCCCCGCCCGTTTGCGCCGCCGCTCATCGTCCAGCAATTCGCCCTTGGCATCCAGCCCGCGCGGATCGTGCCAGCCAATCGACGTCGAGCAATGGCGGTCCGGGTCGTAATGCATCGGGATCATCAGATGCACCCAATCACCCGAGATAGCGTGGCCCAATATCCAGCCGGACACATCCTCCTCATGCACGCGCTGCATAATTACCACAATGGCGCTCGCGGTCGGATCGCTCAACCGGGTCGGCACAACCTCACGCCACCAGCGTATAACTTCCTCACGCACCGCCTTGTATTCCGATGTTTTTACGGAATGCACGTCGTCGGCTATTACACGGGACGCGCGCTTGCCTGTACCTGCACCACCGACGCTGGTGGCATCGCGCCACCCTTTGGCGGTGTTGGCATAATGCGAAGCCCCATCCTGCCGCGGGTCGATCCGCACCTTATCGCCCCACAGCGCCTGATAATCGGCGCTGCCGATCAAATCCCGGCACCGCCGATTGTCGCGCTCGGTCAACTCGGACGAATACGCCGCCGAGATATACCGCTCTTCCGGCCTGCCGTACGGCCCCCATTCCCACGCCGGCCAGAACACATTCGTTAGCAACGACTTCATCGACCCAGGCGGTACGTTGATAAGCAGTCGCAATATCCTGCCATCCGTCACCGCCTCCAAATGCTCGGCGATGGCGTCCAGCACCCAGCCCTCGACCAGCGGCGTTGCCGGTTCCAGCACATGCCAGAAACGGCGCACGAACCCCATCAGGCTTTGGCTGTCCTCCCGAATGCGCTCAAGCCGCGCTTGCTCGGCCGCGGCCTGGATTGCTTCCTCAACGTCGTCCAGATCGTCCAGATCGTCCAAATCATCGAGATACAGCGTGTCGCTCATGCGGCCAGCACCGCCGCTATCAGCGTTTGCGCCGCAGCCAGCGCGCCCCGCAGCGCGTCGATCTCGGCCCGCAGCCGCTCATTGCGCAGACGCAGCGCCGCATTGTCGCGCTCCAGCGCCGCAGCCTGCGCCACAACCCTGCGAAATGTGGTGTGGCCCGTCTCCATCAGATCAACCCAAGTTCGTCGCGCAGGGCTAACGCGATATTACGCGCGTGCAGACGCAAATGCGGTTGCAGCTCGTTCGCCAAAGCGCGCGCCTCGGCAATATCAATCCGGATCGTGGTCAGGACGGCCACGAGATTACGCAGCGTTTCCGCGCTCTCGTAGCCGTCCATCGCGTCAGTGCCTTCCCACCGCCAACAGATGATCGAACAGCGCATCCACATAATCCAGCACTGCGACGTGATCTGGCGGCGTCACGTGCGGCCGCACCGGCCGCTCCGGCAACGCAGGCGCCGCGTCCACCACCGCATCATCCGCCGCGTCCACGCTCGACGGCGCACCATCGTTCGCAGCCGCCACCCCCTGCGTCGTCTCTGTGTCGTCCATTACGCTGTCTCCTCTGCTTCAATGATCGCACCTTCGGCGCGCAACCGCGCCAGGCCAGTTAAGCGCCGCACGGTTTTCACCGCCGCCGCCAATTCGCCGCGCTCAGCATCCGTCAGATGTGTCACGCTCAACTTGCCGTCATCCTCGCCCGACACGCCCTGGTCGCCGATCCGCCCGAACAGCCGGTTATTGCATTCCTGGATTGCCACCACGCTGACGCGCGCGTCGTCGGACTGGCACAACAACAGCAACCGCTCGAAATTTTTGACCGCCTCGCTCGCCAGCAGCGCCCGGCACTCCTTGCGTACCGCACGCAGCGATGTGCCATACCGCGCCGGGTTGCGTCCCTCGCGCCCAAACGGCGGCAGCAGCGCACCGCCATGAGCCTGCGGTATCAACCGCCGCGCCGGATCGACCGGCTTGTCTGCATCGTCAGTCACGCGGCGGCCACCTCAAACAAATAACGACGCACGCCAGCGGCACACACGCGAGACACGCCAACACGACGAGATAAAGCGCGTCCAGCAGGTCAATCATGTGCAATTGTCATCCTCCCGCCTCGACCGAAGATAAAGGTCCCATTCCCGTTCCAACTCCGGCTTGTTGCCAGCCCACTCCAGCACGCCATGCGTGTTCCGTTTCAGGTCCGTATCCGGGTCGAACCCGTGACGCACGAACATATCCCACCGGTCCAAATACCCACGCTTTTGCTTGGCCCCATGAAACCGGTGCTCGATCATCCCATGCACCGCGCCGATCCGCCCATTGACGTATCGCATCGCTCGGTCCTGCCAACGCGCCAAGTGCGTGCGATACGATGCGCTTGTCCCGGCGGGCCAGCTCCGCTCGACCTGGCCGACCAACCCCAGCGCCATGTGGTGATCCGCTGAACCCATACCGCCCAACTCGAACAGCCCGCCGGTCCAGTCCAGCAATTCGCGCTTGCAGGCCCACGCATAACCCGTGTGCGGATAATCGTACGGGCCACCGTTGAACCGCCACCAGCTTGGGCCGTCTGGCACCAGCGGCTCACCCTGCATATAGCAGTCCGCGAACGACCGATGCGTCTGCAACAGATTGTCGCCCGGCCCGAGATCGAGAGCCTGCGTCCACGGCTGCACCACGCGGTAATGCTGCAACGCATGCACCGTCTCGCTCGCCCAATCCGATTTGCGCCAAAACACGTCCGTGTCCGCCCAGCACACATATTGCGCTTCCGGCACACGGCTGATCCCGATATTGATCGCGCACTCCTTGCTCCAAGCCCAGCTATCCGCGCGCACGCCGATGTGGGTCACGTGCGGCAGGTCAGCCGCAAACGGCCGCTCACCGCTCTGCACTTCGACCACGGTCAGCCTCACGCCGCTGTCGAGCATATGGATTGCCCAATCGCGATAGTGCCGGTCCGGTACAGACCACCGCAGCGGGTTGAACCGGGCAGCCACGACGTGGAGTAGCTCAGCACGCATACGATAGGCTCCTGTTTGCCCCCAGGCGCCACCTATGTCCGCGATTGCGCGACCGGGCACAAACACTATCTCACTCGGCCGTCACCGAGAGCGGTTGACAACGATCCTCCGCTGTCGCAACAATCACCTATCGCAACCACAGGCCAGGAGACAACTTGTGATCATCCGCACCAGCATCGCAGCCGCCGCGCTGCTCGCCTCGACCAGCCTCTGCCGCGCGCAGACCCTGCCGCTGCACGCCACCGTCACGCAGGACGAAGGCTTGATGAAGCATCTGTATTCGTTTGCCCTTCCGCCCGGTCGCTACGCCTACACCGGCCTGACCGGCGCCGTGTCGTTTGCGGCCTCGATGGCACGGTTCGGCGAATCGCTGGCCTCCGTTAACTATTACGATGGGCCAGCGAGTTGCAGCTCGCTGAACAACACCGAGTACGCAAGCTACCAGTCGCCCGGCTTTCCGCCGCTGACCCATCTGGCTGCCGCGATCCTCAAAACGTCGGTGGGCGGCGTGGTGACGCAGCGGATCGACGCGCACAATGGCCGCGGCGTCCCGCTGTCGGGCTGTATCGTCGTGGTGCTGGATGGCGGCGGCGCGTGGGGGCCGCAGCACAGCTACGGCTATACGGTCACCATGACCAGCAGCCTTACGCTGCACTACAGACCGCTCGCAGACGGTGTGACGCCCGGCAACATCGCTCTGCCGATAGGTGGCGAGGTCGATTTTGGGCCGAGCGGTATCCCGACCAGCGACGGATGGATCAGCATCACCCAGATCAATCCCGCCTCGACAACGGCATGGGGCGTCAACGCGATCTACGGGTCCGTCAGCGTCTCCGCGTTCGACGGCTCGTCGGGCGAGACGGTGCCTACCGGATACTGGGGCGCGCGCGAGGCCGCGGTCTATTATCCCGCTGCGGCCTGCACGGCAGCGTTTGGCGCGCTGGTGGCCGGTCCCTGGCCCAACCCGATCAACACCACCAACGCGCAAATCACCGCCTCAGCGCTGCCCACCGGCGGCACTGCGCTCAATACGCAGAGCCTGCCCGGATCAGGCCAGGGCTACAGCCAGGCCACCTACGCCGCCCGCAGGCCCGCCCGCGTCGTCCTCCAGCCAGGCGATTGTCTGGTCAGCCTGATGCGCGCCACCAGCAACGGCGATCTCGATGCCGAGGACCAATCCACCGCTATCCTGGCGCCGCGCTCAGCTCGGTAGGCTCAGCATCGTCACAACGCGCTGGTGCGGCCTCTCGCGGGATTGCACCGCGCGCTCGCGCGATCATTTTAGCTCGCAGCCGCATTGAATCTCTTCCCCCGTGCGCGCGCGCGTAAGATACCGCGCACGCGCGAGTACAGACTCAATGGTAGTTACGTACCACCGCTGCGGCTCGCTGCGCTCGTAACCCAGATCGACGGAGCTAGGCAACTACAATCGCGCAGTCGGGCCGTCGCGCTCGCGCAGACGGGCGAGATTTGCTCGGCTAGAGGTGTGCTGTTGCTAATGACGGGACTTGCTCTGGCGTTTGGCGCCACGAGTGTCGTGCCGTCGCGACGTGGACCGGATGCAGCGGCACGGCGACGGCCTCTCTTGTCACCGGGCACGTTCGGATTGGACCGTTTGGCACCTCCGCGGGGAACAGACAGCGTGGCATGGCATGGCATGGGATACCTATTGGCACCGCGCTCTCTCTGGTGGCGACATGGCCTCGTGTGCACGGCCCGGCGATTGCGCGGCATAGCGGGATGCATATCGCTTGCGGCACGATTGGCTGTGAGCACATGCGATTTGCTGCCGCGCGAGCGCGCGAGCGCGCGACGGGCGCTCACGATCCTGTGATGGATTATTTTGCGTGTGGTGTCGATTATCTGTTGACAGGCGGGTTTGGTGTCACTAGGTTATCGACACGGGCGGCGATGGTGCCGGGCGAGATAAGGACTTAGACCATGACACGAGATTTCGGAAATGTGGACTTTGAGGGCATCACATATACGCTGACTCAAGATGCCTATTGCGACAATTATGGCACGGACGGCGGGGTGCGCTATTACGCACACGCTGTTGATGGCGCTGGCAACAAATATCTCTTGGCATGGGACACAACCCAAGCGTGGATGGACGCGGAAGACTGCGACGACGAAAGCAATGCCTGCGACTGGTCGTCACCCGTTGCGGCGGAGTTGCTTGAGGAGGCAGAGTGACCCCCGAGCGATACCGCGCCGACTAGCCTGCCTTTCCGCCCGCGGCGTGTCCCGCCTGGCGGCAAGGTTGACTAGCCTGCAACACCTAACCGGAGACAAGCCTATGATCAGCGTCAATATACTGTATGGCGTCGCGTTCGTTTCTCAGGCAGACAAGTGGCGCGCAGAGGCCGCCGCGCAGGCGGTCTTTGATGCGGCCGGCGTGACAGATGAGGTTGCGCATGCGGCGTTTCGTGCGTGGTGGGAATCAACGGACAATCAGGATTACGCCGCCGTCCCCGCCGATGCGCGTATCTGGATCGACGGCGAACGGGCCGCAGACCGCGCGCTTACGGAAGGCTGGGCGAACCCGGACGGCGCCGCGTGCGCGCTGTCAATGTAGGGGACGCACGCCCACGAACCCGGCTTTCAGGCGCGCGCTGCATGATCATCTGTGGCGCCTGACCGACCCCACCAACGCCTAAAAGGGAATAGAACCATGGCCCAGCTTGTGAGAACCCGCAGCGTAACGACCATAACGAAAGCCGAGGCCCAGCGTATCCAGGCCGACCATATCGAATGGTACGGGCGTACCTACGGGCTGGAGCGGGTCCGCGCGCTGGTGATGGCTGCGGATACCAGCGATCAGCTGCCTGACGGTGAGCACGATATCGTGACAATCAACCGGCATATCCCGCGCGGCGGCGCGATTGAATACTTGATCCCTGAGATTCGGCAGCGCGAGGCCGAACACCAGGCACGGATGCGCGCTTTGCGGGCGTAGGCGTAATGCTCCCCGACCTTCTCACCCGCCTGCATTGGACCTCCCGCGATCTATCCCGCGCGCTTGGCTGCCATCCGTCGCTGTGCAGCCGATGGCTGACCGGTGAGCGTCAGTGCCCACCCGTGGTGCTTGCTTGGCTGGCGAAACTGGTGGCGGCGCACGAGGCTGTGCCGCCGCCTGCTAACTGGCGCAGCCACGGCGGGCTGAAAAAGGCGCTGGACCGGTATCACAAGAAGCGCCGCATGGAGGACACTAAGAATGGCCGCGTCTGAGCAGGAATTTATTGACGGCATGAACAATCGCGTGCCGGCGCACCACCCTACAGAGCCAACACTTGGGCCATTCGTTCGGGCCGTTTGGGAGTCGTGGCTTGAAGGTTACACACTTGACGGGGGCGCCCTGCAAGATTTGTTTGAGGAGCACGGCCTGACATACCCGAGGCCGGCGACCGCCGAAGAAGCGGAGCGCGCCGATTGCGATGAAGGAGATACGATCTTTTTCCTAACCGCAGAGGCAAAGGCAGCGATTGGAATAAAGCCATGAGCGACACTCCGCGTCCCCAAACCACCGCGCAAACCATTGAAATGCGTGGGGGCGCCACAGGCCGGGCAGCCCGTTCGCTATTCGGTCCTGCAAGCGGCGCTTTCGTTCTCACCCGCTTGGGCACTGGGGAGACACATGGAAATGACTGACAAAACCACTGATTTCCCTGACTTTCCTAAGCCAGATCGCCTCATGTCGTCAGTAATGTCCACCGCACAAGAGGCTGTGGCGCGCGTGGAACAGTATCGCGCGGGCGTTGAACAGATGCTCGCCTATCGATGGCTGGTGGAAAGGCTGGGATATGCTCAAGGCCGCGTATCAGGAGGAAACCGATGACCTACCAGCCTGAAACCACGATCAGCCAGCGTATTAAGCGGAAACTGTGCTACTGGCACGGCCACGACTGGCTGGTTGACGATGGTTGCCGCCGCACCTGCCGGCGGTGCGGAGCCTATCAAATGCTCATGATGCGCCCGTTTCCGAGCACCACGGAGCCTAGTTTGCAGTGGAGAGACATGGCATGAGCGATCAGCCACAAACCACCCTGACTGTAACGGCCCAGAGCACAACGGGTATCCGCGCCGTGGTGCCATTGAAGGTAATTCAGTTCTCGGCGGGCGAGGTGCAGCCGCGCATAGAGCAAACGCCAATCTCGGACATAGAGAAATTGGAGTTTCGGTTGCACTTCCGCTCAATGGGCGATTTGTTTACGCTTGGGCTGGCGGTGGACGCCTTTCGTCGCCATCCTCTTACGCGCAACGCGGTGTTTTCAGCGATCATTCCATATTTTCCTGGCGCTCGACAGGATCGGGTGTGCTATCCCGGCGAGCCTCTGACCGCTCGGGTGCTGGCTGATTTTGTCAACGCAATGCGATTTGACGCGGTCACAGTATGGGACGCGCATAGCGACGTTCTGGGGGCGGTGCTGGACAGATGCATTCACGTCCCAGCTAGCCATTGGGCCAAGTCTCTCCCAAAGCACGCCGTTGTCGTGGCGCCTGATAAGGGGGCCAAAGGGCGCGCCGCTGCCTTCTCGTGGGCGCACCACGCTAAAATTACCGCGCAAGCAGACAAGGTTCGCGACTCAAGCAGCGGCGAGATCAAAGGCATCGCGCTGGAAACTGACCTCTCTGGTTTCGGCGATGCCGATTTTCTGATGGTGGATGACATATCGGATGGCGGTCGTACCTTTATCGAATTGGCGAAAGTTTTGCGGCCGATGACTGCTGGCAAGATTGACCTATTTGTGACGCACCTTATCGGCGCTGGCGGTTTTGATAAGTTCCGCGGCGTCATAGACACCATCTATACGCCGAACTGCTTTGTCACCGATGCGCCAGCCGACCTTGTTTACACCCTTTCGTAAGAAAAAACCGATGAAACTGTTTGCCCCCCACCTGACCGATTTTTATAAGACTGGCCACAAGGCTCAATATCCGGACGGCACGACCATGGTGTACTCGAATTTCACGTGTCGAGGCATGAAGAACGCCAGCGTGGCGCCTGGCTGGGACGGCCGGACTGTGTTTTTTGGCCTGCAAGGCATCTGTCAATGGCTTTTTGAAGACCTGTGGAGAGAATCGTTTTTCGACCAGCCGCGTGGCAAATGCGTGGACAGATACCGGGCGCGCATGGACGGCGCGCTTGGAACTGGCGCGGTTTCGCCCGATCACATCGGTGCCCTGCATGATCTTGGCTACCTGCCGATCTTGATTAAAGCGTTGCCCGAAGGCAGTCGCGTTCCGCTGCGTGTTCCAAGCTTGACGATCAGGAACACGCGGCCCGAGTTTTTTTGGGTGACAAATTACCTAGAAACGCAACTATCGGCCGAGCTATGGAAGCCGATCACGTCGGCCACCACGGCTTACGAATTTCGCCGGGCGTTCGACAAGTATGCGGCACGCACCGGCAGCCCGGCGGACTTCGTGCCATGGCAGGGACATGACTTCTCGATGCGCGGCATGTCGGGTGTCCATGATGCGTCGCAAAACGGCGCCGGCCACCTTTTGTCGTTCACCGGCACGGACACGATTTCGGCTATTGACTATGCCGAGGAATACTACCCAGACGCACAGCCGGGTTTCATTGGCGGGTCGGTTCCCGCAACCGAGCATTCGGTCATGTGCATGGGCGGCGAGGACGACGAGATTGGCACTTTCGTTCGTCTGATGGACCGCTATCCGTCTGGCGTGCTTTCCGTGGTGTCTGACACATGGGACTTTTGGCAGGTAATCACCGGCTACACCGTGCGGCTCAGGGACCGCATCATGGCGCGCGACGGCAAGTTGGTGTTCCGGCCCGACAGCGGCGACCCGGTGCTCATCATTTGTGGTGACCCCGACGCGCCCGCCTACACGCCCGAACATAAGGGGGCCGTTGAATGCCTCTGGGATGTATTCGGTGGCACAACCACCGGCGCAGGGTATAGGCTCTTAGACAGCCATGTCGGGTTGATCTACGGCGATTCAATCAACATCGCTCGCCAGGGCGAGATTTTAGGCCGTTTGGCAGCAAAAGGTTTCGCATCCGGCAATGTGGTGCTGGGCATAGGCTCCTACACCTATCAATTCGTAACCAGGGACACCTTTGGTACGGCAATCAAGGCGACTGAGAGCACTGTCGGCGGGGTGGATCGGGCGCTTAGCAAAAAACCCAAGACCGACGACGGCCTGAAAAACTCGGCGCGGGGACTGCTTCGCGTGGAGGCAGATGCCGAACGCGGGTTCTTGCTTCATCAAGATCAGACATGGGAGCAAGAAGCCGTAGGCATGCTCAAAATCGCATTCTGCGACGGTAAAACCGTGCGCAAGGATGGCTTTTCAGCAATCCGGGCGCGACTATTTGGGGCATCAAACGCGGCACGGGACTTGGCGGCATGAACAACACCCCGCAGCCTGAAACCACCGATCACTCATCGCTCTGGAACGATTTGCCGCTTGATGAGCGAAAGCGGCTAATGCCGTATCAGATTGAGTGCCAAATCCGACATTTGGAGCAGGCGCGAAGAATGGCCGTGAATGCACACAGGCGGCTGTTAGCCGATATAGACGGCGTGATTGAAAACTGCCGCCGGCATCTGAAAGAGGAAGTGGCCGACGCCTCGGGATCGACGTAGAGCTCCGCGATCAACCAACCCGCCTCACCGGCCATTTGGCCCGCTTACCCAGCAACTCATACACCCCCGGCGCAACCTTGCGCTGAACGGTGATGATCTCGCCGGTCTGCTGGCACGCGGCCAGCAACTTGGCATCCCACCCGCCCACGTAGCACCACGGCGCGGCGTGCTCGGCAAAATCCTGCACGGCAATCACCTGGAACGTGTCGGTCGTCTGGGGCGCGGCGGACGTGAAAGCGTTCATTATGCGACCTCCTCGAACTCGGCCTCGATGATTCGGGCGCGGCCGGCCTGGATGATGGCCGGATCGACCGGCCGGGAAACCAGCGCAGGAAGCCCGCAGGCGGCTTGTGGGGCTTGGTAGGGTCGTGGTGGTGGCGCCGGCCGCAACATCGCCGCCACGCGCCCGATTTCGGCGGCGCTGGGGGTATTGTGCTGGGCCAGGGGTGTGTTGCTGACCACGGACCAGGCGCGGGGCGATTGGGCGCAAATGAGGCTCGCGAGGTTCGCGCGGGCGGCGCGCTGCTCGTTCGGATCGGGCAGGGCCGCGATTTCGGCGGCTCTGGTGTGCCAAAAATCGAGCCAATGCTCGTCCATGGGCTGCCACCGCGGCGGCTTGGGGCTGTAGTCGGCCAGGGCTGGCGCACAGGCCGGCTTGTGGTCGCGCCACCACTCGGCGAGGCGGCTGCGAATGGTGGCGTAGGCGGGGAACCAAGCCTGATCCTGCACCACGTGGCGGACGCTGTCCGGGGTGAACGCGGCCGAGGGGAACTCTAGGCCCAGCTCGCCGGTGTAGGCGACGATGCGGTTGCGGAGATCGTCCGTGGTCTCGCCCTGCGGCGGGTTGCACAGGGTGGCGATCTTGGCCAGCCAGGCGGCGATGATTTTCAGCGTTTGGGGGTTGGGCGACAGGCTCATTGCAGGGTTTCCATGCTCAGGGTTTCCAGGGCAGGCACGTCGAAAAGCGGCGGCGGATCGGGGCCGGCGCGGTCAAAATCCATCCCATCGAGCAGCCGATGCGCCAGGCTGCGGCGCTCCGGCGGCGCCTCGTCCAGCCAGCGCTGCGCGTTCAGCCAGGAGGCGGGCAGCGGAATGAATCTCGGATCGTCGGGCCAACGAAAGCCGCGTAGGCCGGCAAGAATTTCCTCGGGGGCGGCGCGATTGATCGCAGCAGCCCAGGCCTTGACCGCCCGCGCCTTGGCCTCCCGCCGGGGGTAGGCGCACCAAAACGCCTCGAAATCCGCCTCGGGCGGCAACTTTTGGACGAGTGAGCGAAGCGAACGGTTCTTTTCTCCTCTACTCTCCTCTCCTCTCCTCTCCATCTGCCCGAACTTTCGTGGATCGCTCTCCGACTGTTCCCCGACCTCTCCCCGACTGGTCGGGGAATGCTGTTCAACTGGTAGTGGATCGGGCGCCGCTTCCTCGGTGATCGTTCGGCCACCATAGGCGGGCGCGGCCTTATCGCTTCCGGTATGGGACGCGCCGGACATGCCGACGAACGCCTTGATCTCATCCGGCGCCGGATGAATCGCGTTCGGCTTGTCGGGCCGCTGCGCTTTGCGAAAGTTCTTAATCGCGCCGTAGGGTCTATCGGATACGGTGAATTGCCGAACGCACCCGACCGCCACCAATTCCGCCAACATGGCGGCGGCATCGACCGCGTCCGCCGGCGCAAGGCGCATTTTCAACGTGAGCGGTTTCCACGCGAAAATGCCTTGGTCATCAGCCTCAGTCCACAGGCCGATGAAGAACAGCCGGGTATGCGCGGAAAGACTGACAAAATCTTCATCCGTGAAAATGCCGGGGTGAATACTGCGAATACGTGCCATCAGGCCGCTTGCCTCTCATCCAATTCCGCGGCCTCCGCCGCGCGTTTTTCCGCACGCAGGCACAGCCGCGCCTGATACTCCGCCTCGCACCGCAGCCGGCACGATGTGCATGCATCGCGGTTATCCCGCGTCATCCCGGTGTCGTGGCACCAGGCGCACCTCACGCGACCGCGGCCTTCCGCGCACACGCCTCGCGCCGGGCCACGTCAATCGCCATGGCCTGCGTGTTCTCGCTACCCGCGGCCGTCCACTTGCCAGGCTGCATGATAAACCATCCCCAGCGCCCATCGGTCCGCTCGGTAATCGAAAACTCCACGCCGCCGCTATCGGTGCCTTGCAGCACCTTCCGCCAGGTGATGTGCTCGTAGGTCAGGGCTTCGGACATGCGCATTTCTCCGGTTTGATCTTGCCGCGCGACGTGAGATGCCAGGAGCCGCAATGCTTGCACTCGTAAGCTTGCAGAGTGCCGACACGGCTGCCCTTGCGCGCCTCTTTCAGAGCATCCGCGCGCGAGCAGAACGCGACCTTGCCCGTGCATCCGCTGAGGCGACGTGGCGGCGGCAGCGTGATCGCGGGCGTGGAGAGATAGGCCGCGCCCATCACGCACCTTTGCCGATTTCGCAGCGCCAGCCGGCAACCTCCCAGCCCGGATGCTCATGCAACCACTGTTGAGCCACGTTAACCGCCTGCGCCTCGGTGCATACCAGCGAGGATGACGGCGCCCATTTTGCCACGCACCTTGCCGCGTGGCCGTAAAGGCAGAAATACAGAATGATCACGCTCATAGCGGCCTCACTGTTATGCGGGTTTCGGGTTTTTCGGCGTACCGTTTCGTCACGCTGGCATCCACAATCTGCGCATCATCGCGCCAGACGATGCCGTTGAGCGCGTCCGTCATTTTGAAAATATTGTCGCAATCTGGCTTGCTCGTGGGCCGGATCACGCCGGCCAGAGCATCGGCTTTTTTTTTCTTCGACCAGCTCTCGGGAATGCCCACCGCCACCGCCATGCAGACGGCCAGCGGCCCTTCCAGACAGGGTGTGCCGACTTGCTCGACGGCACACGCCTTGATCCAGTTTTCCGCGCTCACGGTCTTTGCGTCCGTGTAGGCGCGCGCGAACTTGCCCTGCACCGCAAAGCGCGGCCGGCCCTTGCCACGCGCCGCACCAGGCACAATGATCGTGAGCGTATCCATTACATGCCCAGCGCGCGGCGATACACGTCCAGCAGGGTTTCTTGCTCTTCCACTTCGGCGGGTTCCTGCTTGCGCAGGCGAATGATCTGGCGGAGCACCTTCACGTCGAAGCCAGCGGATTTTGCCTCGACATAGATATCGGCAATGTCGCTTCCAATGGCCTTCCGCTCTTCCTCCAGCCGTTCGATGCGGTCGACAACGGATCGCAGCCGATCCGCCGCAACGTCACCATCGGCGCGCGTGTGAAGGCGCCGAGTTTTGCCCAGGCTATCAGTTTCCAGATCGGTTTGCGCCTGCATAATAAAACTCCATGGTTACGCCGCACCCCGGCGCCAGGATCACGCCGCAACCCGTGCAGGCTGTGCCGTATCGTGAAACGCCGGGTGCCAGTCGTACGCGGCCAGCATGTGTTCGGCGCAGAAAGAAAAGCCCGGTGAGGAAGGCGCATCGCAAAAGCGAAAGCCCGCAACCTTGGGGTCGCCAAATCCCCACCGGCAGGTATGCAGCGGCCGGCACAATGCCCGGCCCTCGAACGGAAGCGGCGCGCTGGAAAGCAGCGCATTGAGAACATCCCACGACGTGGCGTCGCCGGCCTTCAACGCGCCCCGGTTAGCCGCCGAGGCTGCCAGCACCTTGCGCGCGTCGGCGCGCAACTGCCGCGCGCACCGATGCCGCCCCACCACGCCCGTCTTGCGCGCCCGCTCCAACACGGCATTGCGCGACAGGGACATCGCGGCGGCAACGTCCTCCCAGGTCAGCCCAGCAGCGCGTAGGCCCTCAAGCGTGGCGTCGAGATCATCGCTCCACTGTATTGAGGGCCGGGGCATCAGAGCCGCCCCAGATATTTCTGCTTGGCGTCACCCATTTTCCGCGCAGGAACAAACGCAGCAGCGCAATGCTCAGGGCAATAAGGCTTCCCGATCTGCGCCTTGCACTCACATTGCAGCCAGACGCCGCCAACCTTGTCGAACAGCCAGGCGCATTGCTTGTCGGAGAGCGCCGGCGGCTCCACAACGATGATGGGCTTCGCCTCGGGTTCCGGTTGGCGCGGCAGAATAATGTCGGCCCGCGCTCCGCGTTCCGCATAGGTTGCGAAGCCGGTGGGCGGCGCGGCGCTGGTGGCGTACGAAACAATGCCCACGCGCTTGCTCTGCCGCTTCGGGCGGCACCCCGCGCCCTTCGCCCTGATCGGCGACGGCCGCGCGTCCAGCTTCAACCGATGCGCCTTGCCAACCACGGCGTTTTTCGACGCGCCCATGCGCCGGCCGATCTCGGTGGTGGAAACGCCCTCGGCCCACAGCGCGCGCAGCTCCGCAACGGCCGCGGCACCCCACTCGTATGACTCAGGCCCGTTCACCGGGAGAAATGCCGGGCAAGTGCGACAGCCAGCAGCACCAAGCCGCCGCAATAGGCCAGCAGCAGCGCCGCCACGCAGGCAAGCAAGTCGCGCCGCAGGCCGCAATCGTCGTCGGGGGCGCTCACGGCGCGCACTCCGATGCACCGCCAGCCACGCAACTATTTCCCGCCAGGTGCGCTATCCCTCGCGGCTTCCAGTCGCGTTCCAGCGTTTCGACCGATATTTCCGGGTGCCCGGCACGTGCGGCCAAACGAGTAACGGCCGGCCAGTGCTGGGGCGGAATACCCCGCGCCGGCCAGTGATTGGCAAGATGGGCGCCACCACCAATGCCGCGCGCTACAGCGCGCGCGCCACCGAGGGCCTTAAGGATGCGAGAATGAGGATGCAAAGAGTCTGTCATGGCGCAAGCATGTGCCACCATGGCCTGCGATGTCAATGCCACAGAGGCACTGGACATACCCACATATAGATGCCAAGTTGGCAAAAGATGCCAAAAAAGCGCAAACTCCTGATGCAAGATGCGTTAGCGATAGAGGTCGTGACGGCGGCTGGCGCGCGGCTTGGCGCGCTGCGGCAGTTGGCTGGCCTAACGCACGCTCAGGTTGCGTCGCTGATTGAGGTTGACCCGTCGAATTGGACCCGCTGGGAGCGGGGCGAGCGCATGCCCGAGCTGATGGCGATGCTGCGCTTTTGCGCCCGGTTCAAGACGACATTGGCGTTTATCTATCAGGGGATGCCGGACGGCACACACCCCGATCTAGCGCGGCTGTTATTGGCGCAGGCTCCGCATCTACTGGCGCCGCATACCAGTCGCATCGAGCCGGACACGGACAGCTTTCGGGCTTCATACATAGCCGCCATCCAGCAGCATTAGGGCTATAGGCTTCGGTCCTATCTGGTGGGGCAACTGCGCCCATGCTCGCCATATCACTACCTATACGCCGGCCTGTCGGCGCCCCGGTGACCTAGGTACTTCTACCTATGCGGGCAGCTATAAACGCGCTCGTGTTGCAATCAAGTTAATTCGTCAACCGACTGTAACAGACTATTATCACGTTTTTGTGATCGCGGCCGACTGATAAAATAGTGCCATGCTGTCGATTGGCGATTGACTGGCGTGCCATCATGGCACTATAGTCCGTCCATGCCGGTCATCCCGCCCGGCTTGGAGAACAAAGACATGATCGTTCGCACACGGGTGCAGCCATGAGCGCGCACCGCAATCCGCCTCTGGAAATCATCATCAGTGGCACCCCTTGGGGTCGCGTGATGCACCTGGCCCAGATGCTCAAGGCACAGGTTCGCGAGGCGCAGACCCACGCGCTGGGCGAAGCCACGTATGACCGGTTGCAGGACGCCGAAGGCGAAATGGAAGAGTTTATTGCCGCCCTGGGGGAGGCGGAAAAGGCCGACACCGAAGCGGATGCGGAAGCGCCTGCCGACGGCGCCGCGCACTGGTATGGCTTGAGTGCGCGATACGAAATGGATCAACTGCGTCGTGAACGCGCCGGTCATTTGGTGGCGCCATGAGCGCGGACGCAGATAAGCTCGCCCGCGACATGGCGGCGGCGGACACCATCGAAGCCGATAAGCTGCGCCGCATACTGCGGACGGCCGCGGCTGCCGTGGAAGCGTTGGAGTTCCACCATTTTCCTGTGCGTGGCTACGACAAAGAGGACATTCTGTCCACGCTGCAAGAGATGGAGCCGCCGGCGCTGGTGTATTCTCAATGCCTTGCGGCTGCGGAGAGCCGGCTGGAAATGATGGCATGATGCCCGACACGCATTGCCCCGAACATTTGCGCCGCGTGCGCCGCGACACCGATGCGGCGTTGGCGCATGTGGACGAAGACCTCGCCCCGATCATGCCGCCACCAGTAAGCTGGTGGTGGGCCGTGCTTGGTGTTGCAATCCTGGTGGCGTGCAACGTCGCCGTAGCCTTGTGGATGACACCATGACCGATTACCGCGAGTTTTCGTTGATTGCCACGCTGGAAAAACTGGTGATGGCGGAGAACGCCGCGCCCGATGCGGCGACCGATTTGCAAATGTGCCTGATCGCAGCGGTTGCATGGCGCCGCGCCATGCTCATGCAGGCCACTACGCTCAACGAGATTTACGCCAACGCCGCGGAGGAAGCCGCGCTGGCCGAGGCGCAGCAGGAAATGCCGTTCCAGAGGATGCACTGACATGGGCCTCGCAGCCGATACGCAGGCCAATCTTGCCGAAATATGCAACTGGCACAGCCCGAAACTGGTGGCCGCCATCAACGCCTACCGGGCGGCGCGCGCCACGCTGGCGGGCGACGATGTGATTACCGCCATGCAGGCCACCGCGCGCCTCGCCATTGCCGCCGAAGCCATCAAGGATGCCGCCGCCGAAGCCGAGGCCGGCTACCGCAAGGCCCTGGCCGTGGCGATGATCGACACGGGTTGCCCCGCAGTCCGCACGGAACACCATACCGTGTCGATCACCGAGCCGAAGCCGAAACTCAAGGTTATGGATAGCAAGCTACTCCATCCAGATTATTGGAAAACAAAACTCATCCCGGATGAGGAGAAAATTAAGGAAGCACACGCACGCGGCTTCATGCCGGCCGGCGTGGCGCTCACGAACGGCAGCGCCCCTTTCATCACGATACGCGCAAAGAAGGATTGACGCCATGAACGCAGTTGTCGAACTCAAGCCACGCACCGATGCCGACATGATCGCGGTGCTTGGCAGCAGCCTCTACCCCGGCGCGAAGCCGGAAAGCGTTGCCCTGGTGCTGGGCTACTGCAAAGCCAGCGGATACGACCCGATGAAAAAGCCGGTGCATATCGTGCCCATGTCCGTGCAGGTCGCACCCGGCAAATGGGAAATGCGCGACACGATCATGCCAGGCATCGCACAGTATCGCATGGATGCGGCGCGCACGGGCGAGTATGGCGGCAAGTCCGAACCCGAGTATGGCCCGAACGTCACCAAAAAGCTGGGCAGCGCACAGATCACCTTTCCAGAGTGGTGCAAGATCACCGTCATTCGCAATGTGAACGGCCGGGACCGCGCCTTCACCGCGAAAGAATACTGGATGGAGAATTACGCCACGGCCGGCCGCGGCAAGCAGGAGCCGAACGCGATGTGGTCAAAGCGCCCATACGGCCAGCTCGCCAAATGCACCGAAAGCCAGGCCCTGCGCATGGCTTTTCCCGAGCAGACTGGCGGCACCAACACGGGCGAGGAAATGGAGGGCAAGACGTTTGCCGATGCCGGCCCCTACATCGAGGTTGATGCGAAGCCGGCCGCAGCGCAGGCCGCGACGAAGGTTGCGCCGCCCGCCATCGAACACGATATCCCGAACGTCGATGAATCGATCCAGCAGAAGCCGCGCGACTTGTCCGATGCTGACAAGGAATATCTGGCCAAGGTGGAAAGCAAGCTGCGCATGTGCGCCACGGTTGACCAGGTGCATGATATCGCCAGCCGGCAATCGGTAAGGGCGTCTCTGGAAAACCCGGCGGACATCATCAAGGCGCCGCTCGAAGCCATGATCAAGCGCGCGCTCGATCACGTCACGGCGCTGGCGGAAAACCCCATCCCTGACGACGAAATCCCGTTTTAGCAACAAGGAAAACCAGCATGACCGAAAAAACCTGGATTACCGATGAAAGCGGCAACCGCTGTAGCGTGGAGTACTGGGGCAGCGAGGAAGCCGCTTGGGCAGCACTAGCAAGTTTGAAAAACTGCCGGGGCTGCTCGGACTGCTCGGACTGCTCGGACTGCCGGGGCTGCTCGGACTGCTCGGACTGCCGGGGCTGCTCGGACTGCTCGGGCTGCTCGCTCTGCCGGGGCTGCCGGGGCTGCTCGCTCTGCCGGGGCTGCTCGGGCTGCCGGGGCTGCTCGGACTGCTCGGACTGCTCGGACTGCCGGGGCTGCTCGGACTGCTCGGACTGCTCGCTCTGCCGGGGCTGCCGGGGCTGCTCGGGCTGCTCGCTCTGCCGGGGCTGCCGGGGCTGCTCGCTCTGCCGGGGCTGCTCGGACTGCTTGGGCTGCTCGCTCTGCCGGGACTGCCGGGACTGCTGGCTCTGCCGGGACTGCTCGGGCTGCTCGGACTGCTCGCTCTGCCGGGGCTGCCGGGGCTGCTCGGGCTGCTCGGACAAAATCGGGCACGCCGCTGCTGGCGGCGCTCTTCCGCCCCCCAAAATCGAGAACATTCATTCCAAGATTTACGCGGCCGTTTCGCGGGAAGGCGCGCTCAATATGGGTGATTGGCACACGTGCGAAACCACGCACTGCCGCGCCGGGTGGGCTGTGCATTTGTGCGGCGACGCCGGTTATGCATTGGAAAGACTTCACGGCTCATTGCTCGCCGCGCAACTGATCTATCGCGAGAGCGGCGCCCCGATCAATCCGGCGCGGTTTTTCGACAGCAACGAAGTCGCCATGGCCGACATGAAGCGGCTCGCCGAAGAAGAAGCGGCGAAGGCGTAACCCCGCCACAACAAACAAGGAGAACCCACTGTGACCGAAAAAACCTGGATTACCGATGAAAGCGGCAACCGCTGTAGCGTGGAGTACTGGGGCAGCGAGGAAGCCGCTCGGGCAGCACTAGCAAGTTTGAAAAACTGCCGGGGCTGCTCGGACTGCTCGGACTGCTCGGACTGCTCGGACTGCCGGGACTGCTCGCTCTGCCGGGACTGCTTGGGCTGCTCGCTCTGCCGGGACTGCTCGGGCTGCTGGCTCTGCCGGGACTGCTCGGGCTGCTCGGACTGCTTGGGCTGCTCGGACTGCCGGGGCTGCTCGGGCTGCCGGGGCTGCTCGGGCTGCTCGGACTGCTCGGACTGCTTGGGCTGCTCGGACTGCCGGGGCTGCTCGGACTGCTCGGGCTGCTCGGACTGCCGGGGCTGCTCGGACTGCTCGGGCTGCTCGGACTGCTTGGGCTGCTCGCTCTGCCGGGGCTGCTCGGGCTGCTCGGACTGCTTGGGCTGCTCGGACTGCCGGGGCTGCTTGGGCTGCTCGGACTGCTCGGGCTGCTCGGACTGCTCGCTCTGCCGGGACTGCTCGGGCTGCTCGCTCTGCCGGGACTGCTCGGGCTGCTCGGACAAAATCGGGCACGCCGCTGCTGGCGGCGCTCTTCCGCCCCCCAAAATCGAGAACATTCATTCCAAGATTTACGCGGCCGTTTCGCGGGAAGGCGCGCTCAATATGGGTGATTGGCACACGTGCGAAACCACGCACTGCCGCGCCGGGTGGGCTGTGCATTTGTGCGGCGACGCCGGTTATGCATTGGAAAGACTTCACGGCTCATTGCTCGCCGCGCAACTGATCTATCGCGAGAGCGGCGCCCCGATCAATCCGGCGCGGTTTTTTGACGGCACCGAAGCAGCCTTGGCCGACATGAAGCGGCTCGCCGAAGAAGAAGCGGCGAAGGCGTAACCCCACCACAACAAACAAGGAGAACCAACATGCGTAAGCTGTTTCTGACCACCGCCCTGTGCCTTCTCGCCACCCAAGCCGCCGCCAAGGCGGGTTCCACATGGACCCTGACCTACAAGGCCGGCATCGAGAACAAGGCCACGGGCGCCGTTGAACTGTATGAGCCGAGCTATGGCGTCTATTCTGAAAATGGTTTCACCAGCAGCGCCGCCTGCTATGCGGCCGTCACGGATGCCAACGGCGTGCTGGCCACCGCCACCACGCAACTCACCGCGCTGGGCGCCATCTATGGCATTTACGTGGGCGCGAGTTTTCCGGTGATCGTGTCCGCGGTATGCACGCAGGGTGCCGCCGCGAAAACGGCGCCGTCCACCCTCACGCTGCTATCGAATCAGTTGGGCTTCACCATCCCCGGCGTCGATCCAACCGCCTGCCCCACATACATAACGAATGTGCAATCGACGTTCTACCCCTTCACGGGCGCGGCGGCGGAAAACAATTACGTCGGCATCGCCTGCGCGAAACCGTAGCGGGCTACCCGATCCCCGCTGGGGGGTAACACGGCCCGCGTTAGATCGCGGTGACGGAAGCCAGGTCGGACCTCGGACGCAGGGGTGACAGGAGGGAGAGACCCCAAACAGATTCGATGGAGCTATCCGTGACCGATCACCCCAAGGAATTACTCGCGTTGCTGGCGCAGAACAGTGGACCCGCCCTGCGGAGTGCCGGCTACACTGCCCGCGACCTGCGGAACGCCGGCTACATCGCCAGCGACGTGCTGAGTGCCGGCTACACCGCCAGCGACGTGCGGAGTGCCGGCTACGAAATGCCGCCCGACGACGAAATTCCCCTCGTGCATATGCCCTATACGCGCATGCTGGCCGACATTAAGTCCAGCCTGCGAAAACACGATCAATCGACGTTCGGCCCCGATTACGACCCCGCAACCAATCTTTGCGGCACGGCCATGTGTACAGCCGGCCATATCGTGCAAATGGCCGGACCAGCCGGTTACGCACTCAAGAATCGTTTCGGCTTTGACGTCGCCGCATTTTTGTTGTTTGAGCGCGCGCACCCTGGCTGGCCGCAGCAGAATTACGGCATAATCCCGCAGGAGTGGGCGATGGCGCACATCGAGGTCATGGCCGAGCGTGAGGCCGCCGAAGCGCAGGAAACAACCGCGCCAGTGAAGGAGTAGTGTGATGGGACAGTATGCCGACGACATAATGGACGGCCTTGTATGCGAGAGCTGCGGCGAATGGGTGGACATTGCTGCTTTTATAGCCGAGCGGCGCGCAGTGGCAACCGGTCTGCGGCGAGACGCGCAAACGATGATGCGCCGCGCCGAGCAAATAGAAGAAGAATGTGATGCGTGGCGGAACGCTTTGCAGGAGGCGCCCTAATGGCCGTCCCCATCGTGCAAATCCACCTGGCCTGTAACAACCCCGACAACGGCGACTTTGCCGGGCGCGTTGCGCAAATCGACGTGCAATCCGGCGCGCTGGAATTGACTGCGCGCGGTTGGAGCATCACCAGCTTGCGCGGTTGCCCGAAGCTGCGGGAGGACCTTACGCGCGGGCGGCATGTGCTCTACCTCGCGGGCAAACCCTGGCAGTTTCACGCGCGTAAATCCTGGATCGGAAACTGGTGCTGGGATGGGTATTCGTTCTGCGCACCAGTGGCTACCAATTTTCTGGTTTGGCTGCACCGTAGGGCGCTTTTCCGATGCGAAGGCGGATGGGTAGAATTGTGCGAAGCGTGGGATAAGCCCGCGCCGTTGGTGTTGCCTGACGAATGGTGGAAAGCATGATGTGCCCACGCGGAATCCCCACTTGCCACTGTGGCGCGGCGTATTGCGACGGCGATCACCGCCCCGATAACACCGGCATGGATGATGGCCCGTATCTGCCCGGCCAGGCCTCACGGAAGAAGGCCGAAGCGAGCGGATGCCCTGTATGCGGGGCGTTCATATTCTCTTGGCAAGATTTATGCGATAAATGCCAAGAGCACAAAAAATATGCACTTGAGCGCAAAAGGGCTGCCGCTCGCCGTCGCGCTTTTGGAGATATTTGGTGTGACTGATAAATCAACAACCACCGATCTAATCGGCTGGCGATTGTGGCTGGCGGTCGCGTTTCTTGCGCCGATAGCCGCGCATCTGCAATGGAAAGACCGCAATGCCCAGCCCTGAAACTACGGCACGCGCCTGGCAAATCCGCTTTGCCCGCATGTATGATGATGGCAGTTTTAACATTAATCGTGGCGATAATGACGAGGCGACGGCTATCCGCCGACTGAGCGGCAGCGAGGATGATGACGATACCCAACTTGTCGAGGTCGAGATACGGGTGATTCGCTGGATTGCCCACAAGGGCCTCCGCGTGGTTGCGCCGACAGATATTGTACGCGATGCGCTGGAGCAGGCTCTCGACTGCATCCGTGGCGAGACGCCGGAGGATTGCTCGCCCGACGAGGCGCGTGAGGATACGGTGCAAAAGGTCCGCCGTGCGCTCAAGGCTTTGGAGGGCAATTCGCACGGAGACGCATCATGACAAGCAGCGACAAAACCACCGATCGACTGCACTTTAACTGGCCCTACGCACTGGTCTTATGCGTAGCCATATTGAGTTTTTCCGGCTGCATGGTGGGCATGGAATTTGCTGACCATCAATGTGTTAAGGTGCAACGGTAATGGACAAAATCACCCAGCCTAGCACCCTGCCACCCATCGCCATTCTAAAAGGCGCAGGTCCACAGCAATTCCACGTGTATTTCGGCGTGCGGCTGATAGGCACGTTTGATCGTCGCGAGGCGCAGGTGGTTGCGGACGCGATCAACTGGGCGGAAGACCGAGATGCGGTGGCGGATTTAGCGGCAAGGGGCTGGCGGAGGGATAGGGTAGAATGAGTGCGTTCGACAATCTCACGCCCCTATCATTCGGCACAATCCTGGCCGATCCGCCGTGGTATTTCAAAAACCGCTCAGCCAAAGGCGAGAAGAAAAACCCGGTGTCACACTATGCATGCATGGAACTGCCCGATATCCAGGCGCTTCCGGTGTCGCAGCTATGCCGGCCGGACGCGGTGTGCTTGATGTGGGCCACATTCCCCATGCTGCCCGAGGCTTTGGCGACCATGAAATCGTGGGGATTCGCCTATAAATCCGGCGGCGCGTGGGCCAAGCAATCCAGCACTGGCCACAAATGGGCGTTCGGCCCCGGCTATTGCTTTCGCTCCGCCGCCGAGATTTTCTTGCTGGGCACAATCGGCAAGCCGGAATATCGCAGCAAATCAATCCGCAACCTGATTGTGGCGCCGACCCGCGAGCACTCCAGGAAGCCGGACGAAATGCGGCGCAATATTGAGGCGCAGTTTTACGGCCCGTATCTGGAATTGTTTGCGCGGGAGTCGGCGCCAGGTTGGACGGCGTGGGGAAATGAGACCGACAAGTTTGCCCCGGTTGGGGGATCGTTATGACCTTGGAACAGCGCGTCCTCATGATATGCATCGTCGCCCTCGCGCTGATCATTTGGGGGCGGCGGCGGTGAAATACGTTCGTAAAAAAACGCGGAAAGTGCATGGGTGTAGCGATAGGCGGTATCCATGCAGAAAGCTGCTCACAATCGATTTTGAGGATGAGACTTTTGAGGAAATCCGCCGAGCGGCAGAAAAAGCTAATGTCAGCATGTCGGAACAGGTGCGCATGTTTGTCGATTGGGGTATTGAGTCCGCCGCGAGTAGCGCAGCATGAGCGCGCTGGCGCCCGCCGCATGGCCGCCCGCCGACGAGGCGCAGCGCATCGGCATATCCCTGCGCCGGCTCCGCGACCTGATTAAGCAAAATCCGCATCTGCCCGTCTTGCGCAATGGCAACCGGGTGCTGTTCGATGAAATCGCCCACACCGCCCTCATGGAGACGCTGCGATGCCAACCAGCCGCCGTAGCCCCGGACTCGCCGTTGTGCGCCGCGCGGGCACAAGCCAACTCTATCTCCGCGGCACCATCGCCGGCCGCCGCATTTACGAAAGCCTTGGCACTGACAGCCCGGCCCTCGCAGAAGAAGCCCGCGCCGCTCGCGAGGCAGAAATCTACCGTTCTGCCGTTCACGGCACAGCCCCGCGCGTAACCTTCGCCGCCGCCGCCCTGTCCTACCTGGAAGCCGAGCCGCGACCGGCCAGCACGCTCGCCTACCTCAACCGCCTGCTCAAGCATTTCGGCGCCGTCATCGCCTGCCAGGCCATCGACCAAGTCGCCATCGACAGGGCATGCCGCGCTCTATGCCGGCCCGATGCCAAGCCCGCCACGAAGCTGCGCAACGTCATCACGCCCACAAAAGCGGTTCTGAGCCACGCCAGCCGCCGGGGCTGGTGCAACGTCCCCAAGTTCGAGAAAACCCGCGCCAGCCCCGCCCGCACCGATTGGCTGACCCCAGCCGAGGCCGAAGCCATGATCGAAGCCGCCACGGGCCGGCGCGCGCATCTGGCGCCGCTGCTGGTGTTCCTGTTCTGTACCGGGGCGCGCATGAACGAAGCCGTCACGCTGCAATGGTCCGATCTGGACCTGCAATACGCCCGCGCCACGCTGCGCGACGAAAACACGAAGGGCGAGAAAACCCGGCTGATCGACCTGCCGCCGCGCGCCGTGGTGGCGCTGGCGAACCTGCCAGGCAGGGAGGGGGCCGTATTCAGAACCGCCCGCAAAGCAGGATACAGAGACACACGCGACAGCCGCACCGTCCCCTACGGAGGCCAGGTCAAAAAAGGCTGGGCAGCATGCCTGAGCGCCGCCGGCATCACGCGCGCTCTCACCCCCCACCACGCCCGGCACTCGTGGGCGAGCTGGCACTACTGCCTCCACAAAGACCTGCTGCGCCTGAAAGAGGATGGCGATTGGTCCTCCGTCACGCTGGTGGAGCGGTACGCAAAACTCGCCCCAGCCGGCATGCGGCCGCAAGTGTTGCAGTTCTGGAATGGCGGTGCAGTTTACGTGCAGAGGGGCGCCGAGGGTATTGCTAAGTCCGCGTAATCGTTCAGCAATTCGGCAAGCCTTCTCTCCCTTACCAAGGGAGTGCTCTACCACTGAGCTACAGCAGCGCCATGCATGTAGCCCTACTGTTTCCTGGGGCTTGGCGCAACCCCATTGGCAAAGAGGCGTAAGAACAGAATGAAAACCTTGCACGGAAATGCAGTGGTGCGCACAGCTAAGTGGTGCAGTTTACGTGCAGTCGGTTCCCGGCCCGTTCTCGCTGGGCCATTGCTGCCCGATCTGGAAGCCCTGATCGGCGCGTGCAACCGCATCGGCCTGCTGCCGCCTCCCAAGCCGCAGCGCGATCACCCGGCCGTGATCGCGCTGGCCTGGTGCGCCGTGCCGGTCACCGGCTGGGCCGCGTTCATCGTTGTGGCCGGTCTGATCGGGTGGTAGATCACCGCGGCCGGGTCGTATGCGGGATCGTGCGCCCGGCAACTCATCACGCGCTTTTGAACACACAAACCGTTGCGCGTTCGCCGCTATTCCGGCAAGGTTATGTTGCCTGGATGGAGGCACGGGGCGCGGTAGGGATGGCTACCGCGCCCCACTTACCTACATCGCCACCTGCATAGGTGCCTGCCAGGACAGCGCGGTGGTTTCGTCGCCCTGGATGCGCCGATCCCACCCGCGCTGAAACAGGCTGGCGCTGGGCAGGGCGTCCACAAACTCTTTATGTGCGCAAGTCAGATTACAGATAAGCCCGCGCACGTCGTTCACGCCCTGCACCCGCCGTATCGTGTCTGGGTCCATCCGAAAATCTTCGGGCAGCGCCATGGCGCGCTTGAGCAGACGCGCCGCCCAGCCGGGACCCGAGCCGAAACCAATCTCAAACAGAATGAGATCGACACCCACGGGCATCTGGTCGCCATGCACGGGACACCAAATCCAAGCATGGATGATATCCGACAACTCGCTCAATGGCGCGTTCTGAAAGTCTGCCACGCTGGGCACGCCCAACCCATGTTGTTGGCGCCAAGCAGAAAAATTGGAGAACAACAGGCCCATCCGCGTGCCGCCGCCAGCGTCCCCCATGGTCACGTGGTATGGCTGGCCGTCATTGGCCGGCTGCCAAGCCACGCCCAGGCAACGTTCGTAACCAGCTTCGCTCATGTCGCGCTCCTATTTCGAAAAAATCGTTACACTGACGGTGCTTGCCGTCGTGATCGTGGTGGTGTCGCTGTCCGCAAAGCTGCCGGCTGTCACGTCGTAGGCAATGCCGGTGCCCATGACGATGCCGACATCCGTGGAATAAATCGCCGTCCCGCCGGCGGCGACGGGGATGGTGGCGACGATGCCGGTGGCGCTGCCGACGGTGGGCGCGGCCGCCAGGTTATAGAGGCGGAAATACACCGTGCCGCTGCCGCCGTTGCTCACGATCCAGGAATAGACCTGGCCGGCGCTGGTCTTGATGCTGGTGGCCATGGCGCTGCTGGCGGCGTTGATGGCCCTGGTCTGCGAGAAGCCGGAGCTGGCGCTGGCCACGATGGTGGCTGCCTGGGTGCCGCCATTCGGGTGGATATAAAGCTGCCCGGTCGCGTCGCATTGCACGGCGCCCTGGTAGCCGCTGGTGAAGGCCGGCTGGCTGGAATTATAGGCGCAGCCTAGCATGATCATCTTGGTGGCCGTGGCGGCCGCCGGCGCCACGGGCGCCACCATTGCGTCCAGGTTGATTTCGCTGACCGGCTGCGTGGCTTGGAAAAACGCGCCGCTCACCGGCACCGGATTGCTACCACTCACCCCCACCAGGTTGCCGCCGACATTGATGCCGAGATAATCCGCGCTGGTCGGCACGCTGCTGCCCGTGGCGCTGGCCGCGGCGTTCCCGCCGCCGCCACCACCGGAACAACCCGTGATGCAGTTCACTTCTGGATACCCAGAGCTGTCGATGGGCCAAGGGTTCCAGCCGCCGGACGGCGCCTGCACTTCCGGCCGCATATGGCTGGCCGGCGCGGTGTTGCCCGTCGATGGGGGCGCGGCAAACGCCACCGCGTTGCCCAGCCAAAGCGCCGCAACAAGCGCCGCGCGAACCGTATTTTTCAACCCTGCCTCCACTGATTTGTGCTTTCCAAGGTAAATCGTGCAGTTGCGCCGCTCGCCAACGAAACGGCCGCGTTTGTCGATCCACTCTCGATGGCTGCACCGGATGGCGGATACACCAGCAGCGCATTGGCGCCGCGGTTGAACACCACAATTTCCGACCCGATGCCGAGGCCGATGGGAAAAACCGGGGCGCCCGTTTGCGCGGGCAGCACGGTACCGGTGCCAGATGCTACCGTCGCAAAGGTGTTCACCTGCCCGGTGATCACGTAGGCGGTTGCTTGGTTTGTGCCTGTAGCCGTCAGGGCGGCCGCCACCACCCGATTGGTGGACCAACCGAACGTAATGCTGCCGGTATCGGTCGGGTCTTCCAGCGGCGTGGCCGGCGTGTTCACGCTGCCCACAAACCCGGAAACGCCAATCAGAATATTGCCGCTGCTGGCATTGCGCATAATGCCATAGGGCGCCGACGTGCTTACGTCAGAAAATACCCGGTAATTCGACACGTAGATTTCATAGGCATTCGCGCTGCTGAAATTCTCGAACTTGATGCCCGAGGCAGGGCCGGGATTATCCCGGTAATAACTCTCGCAATCTACGATCTCAACCCGGCCACCGAAGCCGTTGAACTCCATCGGCGCGCCATTGAAACGGGAAACAACACAGCCATGTAGCCGCACATAGGCAGCGGAATCAAACAAAAACCCGCGCTGGTAATAAGGTGTGTTCGCCAAGAGACCATCGCCACGCGCCCAGCAATTCCGGTATTCCTGACGGTTGTTCGGCCCTGTGTTCGGCGTGGAAACCAGAAAGCCGTTTTCCTGAAACTCCATGGCCGAGCAGCCAAGATAGAGCGTGGTCGAAAGATATGCAGGCTGCCCGCTGGGCGGCGATGGCGTTCCCAGATTGGAATACCCATCAACATAGCCATTCACGCACCCAACTGCCTCGCACCCGGAATATTGCGTGTTGTAGCCCCGGTTCTGAAACCCTATGCTCGCCGACACATTGCGGTTGGCGTGGTTGGTATAGTCCACCCGGCAATTCTCAAACCGGCCCTCGTAGCAGCCCCAGTGCGTGTCGAACCCCGCATTGTAGCCGTCCCGCACCGAACTGCCATACACCAGGAACGAGCGCGGATTGCCGCGCACCTGCAACGGCATAAAGCTGTAGCCGCCCCAATACACGTTGGTGGTGAAAGCATGTCGCACACCCTTCGCAATCACCTTCACCCGCGCGCCGGTATCCGGGCCACCCAGCTCGACGCCATAGCCATACGCGCCTTCGCTCAGGTTCGCGTCGTTCGGCAGGTAGCTCACGCGCAAATCGTAATCGCCCTGCCAACACCCAAGGCTTTGCAGAAACCGCGTCCACCCCGTCTTGCACGTCACGTTCTTTACGGACGGCTCAATGCAGTTGCCCAGAATGATGCAGGGCAGGCGGTTGGCAGTGCCGATTGGCGTCTCGACATTCGATCCTGCCGGCACGTCGAACGTCAGCCCGTCAATGATCGTCTTGCACGCAGTCAGCAGATTGATTTGCGGAGACGTGGCGTAAGTATCCACGATCTTTTCGGCAATCGCCACCACAGCCGCGCCGCTGCACACGCCATAGGTGCTGCCGCCCACTTGAAGGTTTTCGCCGCTGGTAAACGCCGCCGACACGCTGGAAAGCACGATGTATCCCGCCGTCCCGCCGCTCGATCCAACCGACACGGAGCGAATTACGCCCGTGGCGCGGCTGCTGGCGCCAGTCACCGTCTGGTCTTCCGCAAAGGCCCCGCTGCCGCTGCTGAACGGAATGCATATGCCCTGCACCCGCACGAGCTGGCCCTGCCACACCTGCAACACGCCAGAGCCGCCGTTGATCACGCTGGCCAGCGCCCAGGGGTAATTATCCTGGCTGTTCAGGCTGTAGATTTGCCCCGCTGAAATGCTGGGCAGCGTGCCGCCGGCAATGCCCTGCAACACCCAGGTTTGCACCGCCTCATCCACGAAAGCGTTGCCGCTCACCGTGCCGAGAAGGATAGATGTCACGCCGCTGAGGGAAATGTTTGCGCCAGGCGTGCGAGTCACGGTCAGCGGCGTGCCGGCCTGCTGCCATATCAGCGTGCCTTCGCCCACCATCCACAAATCGGCGGTGTCGCTGATGGTCCAATTCACCAGATACCGCCCCGCCGGCACGTAGATGGGGCAAGCATATTGGTTCGCCAGCGTCCTGGCCGTGGTGAACGCGCTGGTGCTGTCCGTGCTGTCGCTGCTGATCGCGCCGCACCACAGCACATTGATCGAAAACCGCTCGTCGATCGCGCGCAGCCATCGCCCAGCGCCGCTGATGCTATAAGGCGCCACGGTCATAATGCCGTCATGCGTGGCCGTGCTCGCGGCATTCCACTTGAACGTGCCGCCACCAATGGGCGTTACGTTCGATCCGTAATTGCCAACGAACGCGGCGTTGCCGTCCGTCAGGTACGTGTAAGGCACAGCACGAAGCTGCGCGATGGTGCTAACCGCAACCAAGCCGGTTGAGCCGCCAAACGATTCTTGCCGCCACTGGTTTGCGCTTTCCAGCGTGAATATGGCGGTGGTGCCGGGTGTGACGGATACGGAGCCGTTCACCGACACCTGCTCAATGGCGCCGCCCGACTGCGGATACACCAGCAGCGCGTTGGCCCCGCGGTTGAAAATCACAATCTCGGTGCCCGGCGCCAGCGCCGCCGGCAGAATGGCGCCCGTGCCAGACGCCACCGTGCTGAACGTGCTGACCTGCGTGGTGATTGCGTAAGCCGTACCCTGGTTCGTGCCCGTCGCGGTCAGCCCACCCACAACCGTGCGGGCGAAATAATCGAACATATTGAGGCGGTTGTTGAAGCCGATGGGCGCGCCGTTCTGCGTGCCAATCGTCGGATATGTCTGCACACCGGTGCCGGCCGGCGTCAGCACCAGGTTATCCGTGGCCCCCTGGATCGACCGCAAATACAGCAGCAGCGTGCTATCCGGCCCATACCAGGCGAAAGACCGTTTGCTCGCAATGCCGGATGGCGCCGCTGACGAAGCCCGACCGCGTGTATAAATCTGGTTGCCGGCCGTGATGCCGCTACCGTCGATGATCGCGGTGGCATCGCTCAGGCTGGTGGAGTTCAACTCCCTTGCCATCAGCCCCGCGGTGCCGTTCGAGCCGATGATGTTTATGGCGGTCGCCATATTGGCAAACCGGCAATCGCTGATGATGCAACCCGACGAATTGACCGCCGCTTGAAACTGGATGGCGATGTCGGCACCACCCGAGCCGCCGTTGAAATTGCAGCCGGAAATCGTGAAGTTCGACGTGTCGGTAAAATCGAACATGACGGCAACCGAATTGCCGCCATAATTGCGCGTGATGTCGCACCCCGTCACCGAACCCAGGGTCAGGAACGCGCACTGCACCGTGCCCGCGCCCGTGTTCAACTCGCTATCGTCTATCCACAGGCCCAGCAGCGAAGTCTTGCCGGACGTGTAGCCCGTCCATCCGCTTTGCGTGGTTTGCACCAATACGCGGCCCAGGCCCACCACCACGGCATTGACGATATACAGCCCCTCGCAATACCCGGTCTGGATCACCAGCGAGAGGCCGTAATAAGCCTGGATGCGCCCGATTTGCGTGTCGATGGCGCCGTTGATCTCGATGCAGCACGCGCCCGAGGCGCCATAATCGTTTGGCGGCCCGAACCACGACAGGTCATGCAATTGCGCTGACCATGTGCCGTTCAGGATCACCCCGCGCAAGAAAGTCTGCGGGTAAGGCGTCTGCCCGTTCTGCGTGTTCGGATAGCCGAAAAACTCGACGCCCTGAATTTCCGTGGTCACATAGCCAAAGCTGGTGCTGGTCGGATAGGTGATGCGGATTGCGCCGGCCGTCTGCCCCAGGCTGCTTTCCGCGTAGATCGACAAATCCCGGAACAGCGTTTTGTAGGTCAGATTTCCGGGCGCACAATCGAACACGATATTCTGGTGCTGCGCATGAATGCGCGTCACGCCGCGGCCCGCCCCCACCACCGCAATGGCAATGCCCTCGATCAAAATGGTGGAGCTGAGAATGTAATCGCCGGGGGGGATAAGGATCGCCCCGCCAGGCGTGGTCAGGCTTGCGATGGCAGCATTGAACGCGGCAGTGCTGTCGTTTACGCCGGTCGGATCAGCGCCAAAGCTGACCACGGATATGCCCAGCCCACCATCCCCGCCGCCGCCGCCGCCGCCCTCGAACAGCGTGGTGAAATTGGCATTGGTTTTGGTAAAGCCGGTGTAAACCGTGTCGGCCGTGGGGTCGTTGGGGTAGCCGCCGACATTGATAACTTGCTGAACGTTCACCCCAGCAACGCCTTACGCGCCCGCGCTGGTTTCGTAAGCCACGATGGCAGCCACGGCGGCATTCAGCGCCGTCAGGTCGTTGGGCGATTGCGACTGCTGCCAAGCCGTCAGCGCGGTTTGTGCTGCCACCAGCAGACCCTTCAATTGCGCCGCCTCGGTTGGCGTCGTTTTGGGATTTGCCAGCTTGGCCGCCACAAAAGCCACAGCCACGTCATAGCCGGTGGTTTCCAGCGCCATATTCGTTGGCGTGTTCGCACACCCGGCCAGCGCCAGCACCAGCACGCCAACAATGATTTTGCGCGTCATGGCAGCGATTCCCTATGCTTTCGGTGCGTTCTTGGCGTTGCCCACGTTCAGGGCCAGCCAGTTCATCACCGTCCAAACCGGCACCAGGGGGCCGGAAGCCGGCGCCGGCACAGCGGCCGTGATGGCGGCGGAAACAAGGCCGGCAGCGCCGACATAGGGGATAGCCGGCCCAAGCACGGGCACGGTGTTCACCAGGGTCGTGAGCAGGTTCAGCAGGTCCATGGTCGTAACTCCTATTTGTGATGCCACTCGTTGATCGATCCCAGGCCGTTATAGGCCAGCGCCGCCAGCGCCCCGAGGAAAGCGACTATCCAGAACAAAGCTTTGCCGAGCCGGCCCAGGCCGGAGTAGTTCTTGGCAATGCTGCGCAGCGTTGCCACTTCTTCCGCGCTCAAATCCCGCAAGTGCGGCGGTATCAGCGGCGCCGGGTCAGGCTTTACCATCGTCCAGTCTCCCATCGCCCCCGCGATAGTCGCACTCATGTCGGGCACTCCATTGTAACCGTTTTGACGAGAACGCGGTTCTGAAACGTTAGCAAGCGGCCTGCGCTACCGTCCGTTTCTGCTTCACACATCCACATGAAATGCCCCGATTCAACGCAGCCGCCGCAATAGGCGGCCGGATTGTGGCCAAAGCTCCGGGCGGGGCGCCCGCGATCAGATGGCATGCAGCAGCGCCGGGGCGGCGCCACGCTTCGTCTATACCCGAAACCGGGCCAGTGCGGCAATCAGGACGTCGCTACGGCGCCCAGTCTGGCAGTTGCACGCCCACCCGCCCCTGCTCTTTGGCCCGCCGCCGGAATGCCGATTTGTTTTGCTTCGCCTGCCAGGCCGCGCCACGCTCGGGATGCGTGATCAAGGCTGGCGCCTGCACGAAGCCAAAGAAGTTCGCCACCTGATCCAGCGGCGACAAGCCTTGTTCCTGCGATCTTACCGCAGAGCGCACCGCAAGCGGCGTTGCTTCGTTCAGCAGATAGTTCAGGTAGCTTTGAATCACGTGGTCGCGCTGCGGATCATGTATGATCCCGCCATAGTAATCGTGGTTGCTGATCAACTCGCCGGCCATGCCGACGAGCGGATGCGCTTTGTTTTCGAGCGTTTGCATGGGATCATGCACGTAATCGACCACATCCTTGATGTAGCTGGGGATCGATAAGCGCCCTCCCTTGCCGTCAGGCGGATAGAAATAATCCTTTAGAGATTGCGGGGCCGCACCGGTGATCATGTATGTTATCACCGCGCCCAGCGGCATGATCACGGTCGGCATCGCCAAGGCATAGGCCATGCGGTGGGTCAGGTCGGCCGGCTTGCGCTGCATCACGTTGGCAAGCTGCGCCACCGTATCTACGCCGGCCCCGCCCAGCTCGCGCACCGTGCCCAGGTTCCAGCCCACCGACCGGGTTGTGATGAAGGCCAAATCCTTCATCGTCTTGTTCCAGAACAGATTGTCGTACACCAACTGGCCCATGCGGTTATCGACCGAGTCCCACGCTTTCGTCATGGCGTCGGCCGTCTGTTCCGGGGTCGCGTCGGGGTTCGCTTGCGCCCAGTCATGTGCCATATCATAGAACACGCCCAGCTTCGCGCGCGGCACGTACAGATCCATCAGCGGTTGCGCCATCGTCTCAATGGTGCGCCCGGCCAGATGCAGCGGCGCCATCAGGGGCGATTTGCGCACCGTCGCCGCAATCTCGCGGAACACATGCCCGTTCGTGAAATCCCCCAGGTTGCGCACGAACGAACCAGATGCCTCGGCACGAAGGATTTGCTGCTGCGCCACACGGGCGCCGCCCGCCATCGCCAAGTCGGCAATCTTGCGCAGTTCGGGCGTTGCTGCCTCGGGATACAGAATGGCTTGGCGCAACGCCGATCCACGCCGCACCGTCTGCGCGGCCGTCGCCAACTGGCCCACGCCCGGCGTGGCCCCGGCCACCACATTGCCGGCACCCTTCACCACATCGCCGCGAGCAATCTGCTTATAGCCCAGCGCCACCCTGGAAATGGCGCAGTCCAACGTCACGAAGATGGCATGAAAGGCAGATAGCCCGAGCTGCAACTGATTCAGCGCGTTACCGCTGGCCCGGATCGCATCATAGATCGGCTGGCCACCCCAGCCCTTCGACGTGTAATTATTGAAGATGCGCGCGGCGTTTTCGTCGGCCCAGTAGGAGCCGTATGTGGTGCGCCCCCCTTTGTCCGTCACGGTCGGTTTGAAGCCCTGGTCGTTCAGTTCCACCATGCCCGCGGCGCGGGCGTCGCCTTCTTTGCCCACAGGCACCCAATGCGCGATGCCTTGCCGCTGCATGTCATCGATCATGCGCGTGCCGTGATACATCTTCTGCATTTCGCGCAGCTTGATCATGGCCAGGTCAATGGGGTTGCTGCTCACCGGCACCAGGCCGGCCCTCATGCCGTCTTCCTGCGTCTCGAAACTGCGGGGTTCCAGAAACGCCCCACTGCCTTGGACAGGCGATTTGCTGGCGCCCGCGGCCGCGGCCCGCTGTTTCGGGTCGGCGGTCGCATCGGCCGGCCGGCCCTGCACCCATTCCTTGTAATTGGCCCAAATGTGCGGGGCGTAGTTTGCTATGGTCTGTTCCAGATAGCCCTTGCCGAGCGACTGGATGAGTTTGGCCCAGCTATCATAGCTGGCGCGCAGCAGGTCGCTGATGGCCTGTAGCTCCGGCGTCGGCTGGCGCTCGCCTTTTTCCATGCGCGCGGTGAAGGCGTACTGCTCCTCCACCGGCAGAGCGTTCATGGCATCGCGCAGGTCGGACAAATCGGCCACCGTGCGGGCATAGCTCGCCGCCAGCCGGGCCGCGTTTCTCCGCACCACATGCTCAGTCGGTTTCGCGCCGGCCAGGCTGGTGGGCGAGAATATGGCCTTGGCGTTGTTGGCAATGGCGCGGATTTTGGACGCGCCCGCCCTGCTCGGCGTGGTCAGCGCCAAGTGCAGGTTTTGCACGTTACGCTTCCGCTCAGCAGGGTCGCGCCCATCGCCACGAAGCGAGAAAAGTGGCAACCCGTCTTGCGTCACCGCGGCGCGCATGGCTGGGGTTATATCGAATGAATGAGTTTCAAATACCTCATGACCTCGTATTTCCTGATTCACACGATCCGCAAGCGCGTAGGCATCGTCGTGTGAATACCTGCCCTTCTCATTGTAATCCTCGCCTCTCCCATTAACAACTCGATACGATCCATCTTCGCCTGCTTTGAACGGGTGAAAGTAATCGATTGGGTCGTTATACAATCCTTTTGAAACTTTTGAACTCTTTACTTGCGCCCCATACTTTCCGATCAGCTTTTGCGTTTCCTTCGGCAAAATCTCGTCGTAGAACCCCTTCATGCCCTCGCCACCGAGCTTAAGGTCTATACCAGTTAATTGCTTCTGGTGTGATCTGCCACCTGGTAAGGGTCGCTCCTGCTGAGCAAGCAGTTTTTGCGCGGTTTCTTTTCCGATAAGTTTGGGTAGGCGATCCGGTGTCGCATCGGAAAAAGAATGTATCAACTTACCGCTATAGCCAAAGGCATGAAGTTCGTTTGTGGTTGGGATGTAGTCCAATCGGCCAACTTGTTTGGAAAGTTTATATCGATCGACCTGCACCTGCCCTGGCTCCCACGCCACGCGGTCAAAATTATTGTCCACAGCCCATTTTATCAGCCGCTTCATGGTCAGCATGGGCCATGATGTTTTGAAAGGCGCGTCTGGAACTCTCTCCGGATTTATCAGGAGATCCTTAATTCTTGCCCATTCCAGTCTCTTTTCGGCTGAAATTTCAGAATCAATTTCCCTTGCTGCACTGTCTTCGTCTTCTATTTCTTGATAGCGTTCTTCAAGTGCTTTTCGCTCATCGGCTGGCGGCTGATAACCTTTACGACGCCCTTCTTGGTGCCAATCACTTTGAATTTCATGCACCAGCAGCGTGCGCTTACCATCCGCGCCAATGCGCTCATCGAAGCGAGTATGGGCGATGACATTGGGCTCGCCCCAATGACCACGTTTGTAGCTCAGCCCACCTTCGCGATTGCTTGGCGGCAAAGAAATCAGCAACTCATTGTAGTTTTCTCCGCCCTCTGTTTTGTAACGGCTATAAACCGTCGCTTGGCCCTTATAGCCAAACAGGGCATCTGAAAAGTCGTCGTATAGTTCTTGGTCGGCATTAGACCGCAGGAGATCGTTCAAACTGATTTCATCTAATGGCTTAGTTATTCCGGCCGCTCGTAGTCTTTGTTCAAGAGGCTTTATCCTGTTCGGATCAGCAAGAACCGTTTCTTTTGCAACCAGCGAATTGGCGCGCACATAATTCACAATGTCATCGCGCGTCACGGATTTCTGCCCGTGCAGCCATTCAGGCAGCCCAAGCCACTTCATTTCTTCCGGTTTCACGCCAGGCGCTTTTTGCAACATGGCAAGCATCTGCTCGCCTGTGCCTTTACCCTGCTTCATGTCCAGAGCGGCGCGCGCCACGC